TTATTGGTTTTTGGGGATCTCTATTACCTGCCAAAGTGCCTCCCTCAGATCGAGGTATTTCTCGGTCATATGCCGGTTTTTATGTCCCAGTAGCCGCTGGCAGAATTCCGTTCCGTACTGTGCCTGGTACATGCGTGAGGAAAGACTGCGGATCTCATGAAAAGAGGGTGGGTAGATCTCTTGAACCAGTCCGCACTTATCCATCAGCCGGGAGAAACCTTTGGTCAGGGTATCGGGCACCAGGGCTCCCCCCGGCCTCCTGTTGAGGCGCGAGCGCTGGGAGTTGAGCAGGTAGTCGCTCGGCCCCGGTAGCCGGCAGCGCGCCAGTACCTCGCGCAGTCGCAGCGGATAGTCACCGAGCTGCAGATGGAGATCGAGGGTCATCGCCAGTCTGGCGCCGGTCTTGCGCTGGATCACCCACAGTTTATCTTCCCGGATATCCTGCCAGCGGAGCGCGCAGAGATCTTCCCGCCGTTGCCCCGTGAGCAGGGCCAGTTCAATGCTGCGCGGTAGCCATGGTTTATGCGACTCCTGCTGGAGCGCCTGCGCGTAAACGGTCTGCAGCATCGTTTCTGTCAGGCGGCGGCGCTTGACCCGGATCGGCGGCGTACGGGTCTGCGTCACCGGATTGTAGTCGATGAGGCCCGCGGCGATGGCCTCGCGAAATAGGGCGTTGAGAAAGGAGCGCATCAGACCCGCGGCGGAAAGGTGGCCGATCAGCACATAGTGGTGTAGCAGCGAGGCGATGTCGCGGGTGGTGACCTGAGCGATATTCTTCTGCCCGATCACCGTTTGTACGGCCTTGATCTGTGAGCGCCTGGCGCGCAGGGTATTGGCGGCTACGCCGCGGTAGCCGAGGATCCGCAGATACTCCGCCATCCATTGGCTGACGCTGGGGCACGCTTCCTCCATCGGTCGCTGGGTGTCGATATACTGGTTGGCCTCTTGCGCCTGGCGAACGGCCTCGTTTTTTTTGATATAGCCCAGGGGCATCTCCTGCCCACTGAGGGGATTGCGCCAGATGAAAAACCCGCCCTTACAGTACAGGTTGTCCGGTAATTTTGGCGTAGCGCTGTCATCGTTATTTTGGACCATTTTTTAGCCTCTCCAGCAAGGTGGGGGTAGACGCCGCCGTGCCGTCGGGAACGGTGGGCTGCTGCCAGGGTGGCAGGTAGCGGGCATCGCTCTGAATACGGTAGGCGCGGCCGTGGCGGTAGGGCTGCGGGTAAATATAGCCGCGCCGGATCCAGCGCCGGACGGTGTCCACACAGGGTGGCTTATCGAGATAGACTTGCCGGGCCCACGCCGGGATGGTGAGGTAGGTTGTCATGGCGGGCTCCGGGGAAAGGGGGATCGTCAGCGCCGAGTGTTGCATAAGCTGGAACGCGTGTTATATAGTGTTCCATATAAAGGAACACTGTGACTTGCCATGATCAAAAGCTTCAAGCATCAGGGGTTGAAAAAATTCTTCCTCAACAATGATAGTGGCGGACTTGAGCAACACGTGGTGCCACGGATCAGGACACGGCTGACCACCATTGATGCGGCAGACTGCATCGACGGTATCAACATGCCCGGCTACGATTTGCATCCACTGAAAGGCGATCGCAAAGATATTTGGTCGATAAAAGTGTCTGGCAATTGGCGTATCACTTTCCGCTTTATCGATGGTGATGCGGAGATCCTGAATCTGGAGGACTATCACTGATGAAAATGGCTAACCCTGCGCATCCCGGCGAAATCATCGCTGAGACACTGGAGGATATGCATATCAGCCTGCGGCAGTTCGCCAAGGCGATGGATATTGCGCCCTCCACCGCCAGCCGGCTGATCTCTGGCCACACCTCGGTTACCCCGGAAATGGCGCTGCGCCTGTCTGTGGTGCTCGGCAGTACGGCAGAAACCTGGCTCAAGATCCAGAACCACTACAGCCTGAACGAGGCCAGAAAAACCACTGACCTGTGCCACCTGCACCGCTTGGTAGTGGCCTCCTGAGATAGCAGGAACGCCGGTCATTCAGTGGATCTCGTCCTCTGGCAAGCTTGTGTTCTCTTACCCGAGGGATGGATACCTATTTTCAGGAGTGATCCATACAATCCTTACACCACAGCGTCAGCCCATCTTTCCGCTTGCTGTTTTTGTAGAAACTGGTTTTCCGTCGGCGGCGCTTACACTTAGGGCAATACTTCATCTGCTTAGTATTACGGGGCGCCGAGAGGCATTCGGCACACCATGTGGTATAGCCGTCAGGATGCTTGCTGGAACGCCTAAATTTGCTCAGTTGGAGAGTGCGGCCACAGCGTGGGCAAATTTTTGTATTCTCTGTCATCATCGGTTCATGCTCAATAATATTGACGGAGTGACGGTGAACAGCCTGGGGTTGTGCACTGCGGAGGGCTGGACGAGGAGAAATGTAGCCTTGGGAGGAACTCATTGAATAGGGAGCCTTCACTGGGATAAACCTCTCTTTTGAGAGAGCCTGACGCTGCCTCATCTCCTGCAAATAGCGATCATGGTTATCTGAGATAAGGGTCATTTTATCCTGATTTCCCTCAATATTATGGTACTGGGTAGAGGTGCTATTGATAGTTCTTGTTCTATTTATCTGGATGTTGCCATCATTGGTTTTTATTGTTTTGTTTTGTGTTATCACTGTCTTATCAGATACAGTCGTTTTATCCCGAGTGATGTAAATAATTAGTACGAATATGATGGCGACAAGGATTACTATATCCATAACGCAACCTATTGTTTTTATGGGATTGATATATTACTGGGGCGAATGTCAGCGCGAGCTATCCTTCTTAATATACCACTCTAAATAACGGCAACTTTTACCATCTACCCTATAACCCTCATCTGAAAAACTGCATCTATAAGAATAGGCATCCGCCCGGAGAATGGGAGCGTAGATATAAGATAGAGACATAATCGCCACAGAAATGATAAGCGCTATACACCATATGATAATTTTTATATTCCCAGACAAGATCGCTTTAACATCCATAGTATCCATATCGGTTTCAATCCTTATGGTATCATTTTTATGAATTTTCCCGACTGTCGTTTCACTTGAATACTCTGAGTATGTATCACTATCTTCCGCACAAATCATCTATTTTTTTATAGGCTGATTTTTCAATCAAACAAATATGTTACTCATTTTTTTAATCTGTTATTTTTAAATGGCATTTACACCTCTCTCCCATATCACGCCCGGCAGACCTCCCCACCGGGCGCCCCAGGCTACCCTGCTCGCCGCGTCAGCCGGGCCAGACTTTGCCGCTCGACGTTGTTCAACTGGGAGCGGGTCTCCCCCAACAGACTCAGTTGCCTGAACTCATGCTGAATATGGTTCAACACTGGGCGAAGTTCGCCACGGTTACGCACCACCTGCTGTAGCACCTGCTTTTCAAGCTGCTGGATTAGGCGGCGGGTTTCATGGCTGATCTCCATGATGCGCTGTAGCTCGCGGGCCAGTGCAGGCAAATCGGCGGCGGTAAAGGGATATGGGGACGGCACGCCGGTGGCCTGACGCAGTGCGTACCAGACGCCCTGATTCCAGGCGGCGCGGAACCGGAACGGGTTAACGATGGAGTCGATCAGCCATTTCAGGTTTTTTATCTCCCCGTCGGAGAGCTGCTGTGGCTTAGGGGTTGAGTACGCGCCCTGCTGGCGGGTGAGCAGTTGCCTCTCGCATTCGATGAAGTAACGGCGGATCTGACGGCCACGTTCGTTGCGTTCAACCATCGCCAGCTCTTTAGCGGTGTCCAGAGTGAGGTGGTAATCAGTCGTTGGGCGGCCTCGTTTTATTATTTCCCGATTTTGGGAAATAATAATATAGTCTTGATTTTCAACGAATTCATATTCCGTAATGCGTTCAGTGACCCATGAAGCAAAGCGTTTGCCCACACCAAGGAACTCGTGCAGATCGCGAGCGTTGCAAAGCAACGTTGGTTCATTGCTGATGGTTCCGTTGAAAATGGGAATGAGTTGAGTCGTCATAGTATTTCTCCGCTGTGAGGTAAGCCCTTTTTGAGAGGGCGGCCGGGAGCTCAAAACCCACCAACACGCAAGCGGTCAGCAAATGAGGCAGGCGGACTTCTTCCCCTTTAGGTGTTGTATCCGTCGCACTCCCGGCCATAGCAGAATCTATGACTAAAAAAACAAAAAACCGCATGACGCTATGATTGCGTTCGAATGCGGTTATTCGCCGCCGCTATATTGTTGGTCGGTGTTTTGAGCACCTGAGCGGACTATACTCCCGGCATCGCGGGTAAAACCAATTCCGATTTATGATACTTTACTTATCAATCATAGGAATGCAATAAGAATAGTGACCATCAGCCACCGGTTTCCCGGCCTATGAGGGGATCAGAGTGTGGTCTTTGTCGGTGCATACCCGGCTGCGGTCTGTGACTCACCGCCATGACGCCCGTTATGACAGTGCAGACCGCAGCTGGGTATGATTATTTCAATTGCAAATTATAGCATTGCTTATTGTATATTAATTTATAGTTGATTATGTGACGTTATTATACTGACAGTCGGCTTTGTGCCAAGAGCGGACATTGTGGGACGTCAGATATCTAAAAAAATTAAGGTCCGCTTGGATAGGATACTTACGCAGGATGCGATACAGGCTTTCTATCTCTTTGTGGTAGCAAACTGATATTTCTTAGGGATAATGTCCCCAATAAGTTGAAATGACATATCTCGATAAAGACTCTAAACAACTACCAGGAGAGACCGCAATGGATATTGTCAGTCGGGTTGAGCGTTCAAGAACAAAAGCTTTTTATCAGTTGCTCGTGGACAGGCTTGGAACTGAGGCTTGGGCTGCTCGCAAAGCTGCATATTTGAAGCGCATACGAGAGAAGGAGTCTAAGTTCAATATCAATCTGCCGATAGAGCCCCAGCTCTTCTTACCAGCAGAAGATGACATCGACTGGTACATTCTGGCGTCGTATCTGTCTCATGATTTTCCATATAGTGATGCTACTTACAGTAGCAGGCGGATCTACCCCTATGCAATGGCCATAGGAGCTGTTGCAGACCAGCTTCGCAAAGTCCCATACGTCGATGATGTTCTGGACAAAATGCTAGCAAATAACAACAAACCAGAAACTCAGATTTTTGAACTGCTGACGGCATCGTTCTACCTGAAGAACGGCTATGAGGTTGCCTTCATCCCGGAAAGTAGCATTGTCTGGCCCGATGGAAAGACCAAAAAATCACCGGATATGCTCGTCAAGTTAGGTGAGCTGGAGTTCTACGTTGAGTGCAAAAGATCGGATAAGCAAACCAAGTACTCAAAGACCGAAGAGCAAGCCTGGGCCAACATCTGGCATGAATTGAGCCAACATATGCTCAAAGTCGCACCGTGGAACATTGTCGATATAATTTTCCATGAGCAGGTCACCAGTGTGACTCCGGCAGACATAATTAATGCGGTGAATCTCGCCATTAAAGGGGGGACGGGAAAAGCTAATGAGTGTTCAATCAGTGTGGGAATACGAGCCATCGACAAATTAGGGCTAAAACGTCACTACCGAAAATTTTCAGTCAGAGCCAATAGCCCACAGCATGAATTGCTTGTATTTGGGGACCTAGACAGCAATGAGAAACGAAGTATCTCGACTATCGCTCAGCGAATTATCCGTCCTGGTACCAATAACGACATTTTCAACATGTTTGTAAAGGATGTTGCAAAGTGCGTTGGAGCTCAGTGGCGCTGCGACCATGAGAATTCTCTCGGCCTACGATCCAAGCATTTCAAGAGTTTGCTCAATGATGGAGTTATGCAGATTCCCCCTGATCGTGCTGGTGTCGTGCACATCTGGTATGAGACTTGCGAAGGCATAGAGATCGAGGAACTACGTAGGGATAAAAACATTGAGAATATCTCGGCCTACAATGCCTCTAAAACAACTGTGTTGGGTGCATTCCTGCATGCCGTGAATTATTACCCGCTTGAGGAAAACTATGAGTGGGCTGAGACCGTGCAAGACTTTGCCCGCGTGCCGCATTTGATGAGGCTCTTCCCAAGACAGCCATTGATGCTCGCAACTGACTCGACACATGGGGTCGAAGGCGTCACACATTGGGAGCAAGATAAGGCCTCAAAAATCACGCGTTGAACGTGGCTGGAGTAGGGCGATACTGGGAACATAACTCTTCACCACGTTTCATAACCAGCCCCCCGTTGGTTAACGATATGTTATAGTTGGGTGGTAAGCATAATTTCCTACGTCCGCTCCTCGCGCACAGCGGACTTTGAAGACCGACAGGCAGACCGTTTTGTCCCCCGCTGGACTGTTTCTCAAAACCGAGTCATTGGGAAAGAACGTCGATGATCCGCGAGACACATTCATCACTGGATAAATTGCATGTGTCTAAAATGAGGTGTTCTCTGTGCCATGGTTCATAAGTCAAATCTGTGACATATTTCCAGTCAGGCAGGGTTAACCCCTCTACTTCAGACACTCTGGTTTCTACTCGTTTACGATGTTCGATCTCATCGGAGCATACAATCTCAATTTCTAAAAAGCTGGTTCTTGCGGATAAAGCGATTTCTCGATAGGCATCACGTGTTAACGCCAGTGGGTTCACTGAGTCCGTGATTACTGTTGCTCCCAGTTGCAGATTATCTTTGGCGAGTGAGTAAGCGACAAAATAACCAGCAGGGCCCATTTCACAGTCATCTTCTTCGGCTTTGAGTATGGCTTGCTCAATTGTGTCGATTCGCAAGTAAAAAGCGTTTAACTGCTTTGCCAAGGCCTGAGCGATAGTGCTCTTCCCGCTTCCTGGCAAACCACTGAAGATGATTAGCATAACTTGTCCTTTAAGATGATGAGCCCGACAGTATTAAAACACAAAAGGCCTCAAATTGTGGGGTTTCGCGTCGCAGCGATAGGACAAGTGAAGAGTATCACTGATCGTGTTAATACTTGGCGGTCCGCTGTCCGCTCTCAACAGCCACCTAAGCAGATGGTTACCGATGTCACCCGTGGTAAACGGCTTACCACGGGTAGACTCGGTGCCCCCGTCATTCCTCGATACGCTACAACACTTCCCACCCAATAGAACCCTAACCCTCACCCCGGTAACCCCCTGGCCAACTGCGCCAGGATCTCCCGTTTGCCCGGTAGGCGGTTGCTTTGGTGAACCTGCTGCCAGGCGCGGCGCTGGGTTTGGGTTTTGTGCTGCAGCAATAGCTCCACTTTTTTAGGCGGAATGCCGAGCAGGGCGGCGATTTCGTGGGCGGCGGTGTGGCGCAGGTGCAGCTGGTAAACCGCCGTGACGATGGTGCTGGAGTAGCTGCGGCGCAGGCCGATGTTAAGCCGCGTTGGTGCCCGGCGCCGCTGGGCGGGGTCGTTCGGCACCGGCCGGGGGCAGGGTGTCCATGCTGCGCCGCTGCGGATGGTCGCGCGCTGGCGCATATGCCAGATAAGCTGGGCCGTGTGGTCGCAGCGATCGTCCGGGGTGCGCGGCGAGGGGTAGATTAAGGGATCGTACAGTTCGTCGTCGTACTCGTCTTCTGGCGTGATATCTCTGGGTTTCATCCTGGGCTCCTTGTCGGTGGAAGGGGGCGTTACAGCAGGTGGATCAGCAGCAGGGCCAGCCCGGCGACGGTCAGGCAGGCTAGGAGAATAGCCCAGCCGTGGGGATCGCCCGGTGGGTGGCGCAGCGCTTTGCCGCTGAGCTTGTAGCCATACAGGCCATTGATGGGGGGCGTTTTCATTATCGGCTCCGGTTAATGTGCAAGGAGGAGCCCCGGTGGTGGCCGGGGCGGTCGCGGTCGCGTTCAGTCGCCGCGGTAAATTGCGCCGCCGGGGCCGCGTCGGTAGACGGGCGCGGTGTCCTGGGGGGATAATGGCGCAGACTGGGGCGCGGCCGTGGGATGTGAGGATCGCGGCCTGGGTGGGTAGAACGCCGCCGTCCGGTCGCGCAGGCGGTCGGCGGACCATTGGCGCCATGACTTACCATCAAACTGCGGGTTAGGCTGCCCGGTGCGTAGCAGGGGAAGCAGGGCGATGACGTCGGCGACGATGCGCTGGATCTGCCGTTGGCGTGCGTTGTCCGCGGGGGATTTTCGGTGATTTTCCATAGTGCGTTTGCTCCTGTATCAGGCGTATTCGGCGCGCAGATCGTCGAGTGCCAGGGTGAAGCGCTGCTGTTCGCCGGGCGGCAGGATCGCCTGGCGGTTTTTGACCAGATTTTCCAGCTGCTGAAAGGCGGCGCGATCACCGGAAGGCAGCGCATCGAACGCGGCCTCGATCTCCTGCACCGCCTTATAGCCGCTGCGCTTTTTCTGGGTTTTTCCGCGCAGTTCGAACAGCCGCTGGCTGCCCAGCGCCGCTTTATGCCGGGCGATGCGCTGCTCTACCTGGCGGATTTCCTCTAGCGTTTCTGCCTGTTCCAGTGCCTGGAGCAAGGCGTCGCCCAGCGTGGCGTCGTGGCTGTCCGCTGGCACCTCCGGTTGCGCGTCGTTTGCTGAGTTGGCGCTGTCTACCAGATCGCTGATGGAGACGCTGGGGGTGATGTCTTTTTCTTCCCGCGGGATGGGATCTTCCAGCTCGTCGGTGGAGTAGACGCCCAGCAGCACGTCCGGGGTGTAGAGGCGGGCCCAGCGTTTGGCGGCCAGGTAGGCCAGCTGCTGTTTGGGATCGCTGGCCCACAGGGTGGAGTTGCGCACCTGGGCCTGGGAGAGCATCAGCACCAGTTCGCGCGGCGCGGTTTCACCGCGCAGGGTGGCCCAGACCTTGATCCCGCAGCCGGTTTCATCGGCCAGCGTCCAGCCCGGCGCGATGTAGCTGTGGCCCTTGGCGGAGGTTTTCTCGGTAAATTTGCCGATCACGTTTTCCCAGGGGCCAAACCAGTCGTAGTGCAGGCGATCCTTGGTGGGCGACATGGTAGTGATGATGGCGTTGACCAGCTGCGCCTCATACCCCAGGGTGCCGCTGACGATATGGGTTTTCTGCGCCACGGCGAAGGGGTCCATGCCCCAGCGGGCGGCCTGCATGGTGACGGCCATGCAGGCATCGGGGTTTTTCTGGAAGTGGGTCGGCACCATGGCGCCGCTGCCGGCCATGACGCGGGAGAGGGTCATCAGGCGTTCGAATAGATCGCCGTTGGTCAGGATGGAGACATTATCGATCAGGGCGCTGTGGCTGTTGTCGGCGGTTTCCGTTTTCATATGGGGCTCCTTAGGCGGCCAGGTGCTGCAGGCGGCGTTGCTCGTAGTCGGTCAGTTCGTCGGTGATGACATCGACGATCGGGCCGGGCCAGTGGTTGCTGTCCAGCGCCTGGCGGATGGCGGCTAATTGGCGTTGGTATTCCAGCCGTCCCAGCGCCAGTTCGTCTGGGGAGGCCTCGACCAAGGCCACCCAGTGGTAGCCCGGATCTTTGTTGACGAAAATCCAGAAAAACTGGTCGAGCATGGCGAGGTCGCAGTACATGCCGGCGCTGAGGTGGTAGTCCCGCTCGATGATTTCGCGGTGTAGGCGGGCGCGTAGGTTGTCCTGCTTGACGTAGCCGAGGCTGACGGACTTGAGATCCAGGCCGATGCGGGCGTGGCCGGTGTCGATTTCCACATCGGGACGTACGCGGATCTCCAGCCCGGTGTTGTCATCCAGCCCGAAGTAGCTGACCTCTGTTTCGCGCTGCGGGTGGCGCAGCAGGGGGCCGGCCAACGCATCGGCAAAGAGGGCATCGCAGATGGCGCGGCACAGGGTGTACTGCGCCTGACTGACCGGGATTTTCCCTGCGGCCTGGCGCTGCCAGTCGGCCAGGATCTCGTCGGCAAAGCGAGCGCCCGGCTGGATCTGGCGCAGGCTGGCCATTAGCTCATCTTTTTTTCCGCTGGTGTTCAGCGGCTGGGGTTTCTGGCGCTCTGCCTCGACCGCGGCGGGGTCGATTTGCGCCAGCTGCTCCAGCAGCGCGTCGCGGCTGCCGCTGGTTTTTAGCGGCGCGGGCAGGCTGGCGTTGTAGGCCTTGAGGCACTTTTTGACGGCGGCGGCGCTGGCGCCCTCCGGTTGATCCAGCGTCTGAAACGCGGCGGGCAGCGCCGCATACAGCTGGGCGAGTTCGTCGGCACTGCCGCTGAGGGGCAGCGGTGCGGGCAGCCCGGCATTGTGCGCCAGCAGACGCGCCTTGAGCTGATCGGTAGTGAGCGGGGCGGGTAAGGTGGCGTTATGGGCCTCGATGACTTTTTTCATCGACTCGCTGCTGGTGAATACGTCGGGCGGGAGCTGCGGCTCCAGGGCGTATTCGGCGGTAAACTTTTCCGGCTCCAGTGCCAGGGTGTGGATCAGGGAGCCGAGCAGTAGCGCCGGCGATGCCTCGCGCGGGATGGTTTTGGCGATGTGGCGGCCATGAAAATACATCAGGCTGATGCGGGCATCTTTGAGCATGGTACTGCTGATGCCGTTGGCCGCGTGGTAGTCCGCCGAGGAGAGCCCCGGATAGCGCCCCGGCTCAACGCGGGGTGGCGGCGCCGGCGGCGTTACCCCAGGCTCGTCCTGCTCCTGCTCCTGCTCCTGCTCCTGCTCCTGCTCCTGCTCCTGCTCCTGCTCCTGCTCCTGCTCCTGCGCGGTCGTGGGCGCCGCATCGTTTGGGGCGGGCTCTGCGAGCAGCGTCGCCAGCGGTGAGGCGGCGAACAGGGCCGGCATGTCGCCGGGGGCCGGATTAAGGGGCACGGCGGCGCCCGGCCGATCTTCTTGCGGGGGCGGCGCCCGGCGGGGCACCGGCTGAATGACGCCCAGATTTTCGCAGATAAAGCGCCGGGTGGCGCCCTCGTCCCAGGCGATGGACTCCGGCGCCGCCTGGATCAGCGCAAAGATTTGGTCGGGGTGGATTTCCAAGATCCCCGGGGTGTTGGCGAGCAGTTTGTACCAGATGGTCAGCGCTTTATCGCTATGCGCCATCAGCTGCTGCGCGCGGGCGACGATCGCCGGATCGGGGGTTAGCAGGTCGTAACCGTTGGCCGGCTGCAGGGCGCAGGCGATGGTATGGCGCAGGAACTCCGTATCAAAGGGGCGCCCCGGCGCCAGCATGACGGGGGTTCCCCGCGTTGCGCCGCTGGCGGTGGTGAGCGCCCCGGCCGCCATGCGCTGTCGGATAAAGGTCACCAGCTCTGGCCACTTGGGGATATTGTGGTTGTAGCGTTGCTGGATTTGCATGATCAGCGCATCCAGCCCGGCGGCATCCTGCTGCGCCAGTTCGTGGCATTTTCCGATGGCGACCGCCAGGTGGTAGTTGCTGGCGTAGATCTCGCCTTCGGCATCGAGAATTTCGAGGGCGGTGGGCAGATCGTCAAGGTAATAGTCGCGTGGGCCGTAGAGCTGTACCAGCGCCGCGCGCTGCTCAAGCGGCAGCTGCTGGAAGCTGAGCGGGGTATCGTCGGGCTCTGCAGGTGCCGATGGCGGCTGCGGTTCGCCTGACGGCGGCGCTGCCTTTGGGGGTGGCAGCGGCTCCTGACGACGCACCCAGTTGTTATCCTCCATTTGGTAGTCGCGGCAGAAGTCGCTGCTGAGTACGTCTTCCGGTGGCAAATCATCGACCACCGGCAGGTGGGTGCGCTGGGGGTTAAAGTAGTCGGCCTCATCCAGCCCGGCGGCGTCCAGCGCGATGCTGAGTTTGGAGCGGGCGATGCGTTCATTGTTGGCTGAGCACCAAAACATCATGTCCGGTTTGCCGGATTTTTTCTTGGCCTTGGTGAGAAATGCAAAGGTTTCAGGCATGGCGATGTTCTCCTGGCGAAAAGCAAAGAGGAAAGGGCGAAGCAAAGGGAAAAACAGCGTGCGGGTGACCGGACAGCGCTGGGGCTATCCGGCCTGGGGTAGGGATTAGTCGTCTGCGTGGCGGAAACGGCGTGCGTCTTCGGCCAGCTCGACCAAATCCCCGTCGCGGTCAAAGAAGGCGATGCGAATATCGTAGAGCTGCGAGTAATAAAGGCTGCCGGACCTTTCCTGCAGGTTGAGCACCGGGGTTGCAAACACATGGCTGACGATAGCCTTTTCGCCAATGTGTGGGCGTTTGGTGATACTGCCGATGCCCTCTTTTTTGGCCACCACATCGCCGACGGCGAAGGGGCGATCTGGTTTTTGCAGCAGAATGGCGACGGCGTTTTGTAGTGCGTCAATAGACATGATGGTTCTCCATGGTGTGGTAGGAATAGATTTAGCCCGATAAGGCGGGGAGGGGGCTTGGGTTAATACAGCGGTGGGGGGTGCTAATACATCTAATGGATACTGGCTTATGCCCGGCCTCTTTCTAAACCGGCCTGGCAGGCTCTTTGGTAATAGTGGACAGGGTTAGTCCTTTACAAAAATGATCCAGTGAGTTTTGTCGTTTTTTCCCGTGCGTTGTCCAATCGCTGGCTTTTTGTCAGTAAGCGCCAGAATTTGGCTAACCGGTATCTGCGTTTCGTTCCATTTGAAGATGAGTACACCGTGTGTCCGTAATACGCGAAACGCCTCATTGAACCCGGCGCGTAGATCATCACGCCACGTTTCCCGGTTCAGTTTTCCGTACTTTTTGCCCATCCAAGCGTTTTCACCGACGCGCTCAAGATGCGGTGGGTCAAATACCACCACAGGGAAGGAGGCGTCAGGGAACGGAAGCGCGCGGAAATCGGCTATTACGTCCGGGCTGATAATCAGCTGGCGACCGTCGCAAAGTGTGTACTGCTCGGCGCGGATATCACTGAACACAGTGCGTTCGTCCTGCTTATCGAACCAGAACATGCGGCTACCGCAGCACATGTCTAAAATGGTTTGTTCTGACATGCTCGCCCCTTGAATTCACGATGAATAAGAATGATGGCTATCGGTCACCGGTTTCTCGGTATATGAGTAACTCAGGGTGGTCTTTGTAGGTGCATACCCAGCTGCGGTCTGTGACTCACCGCCATGACGCCCGTTATGACAGTGCAGACCGCAGGTGGGTATGATTGTTTTAACTCGGAATTATAACAATAATTATTGTACGTGATTTAATTATTTCTATGTGATGTGAATCCATCCATCTGCTCTCGCAAGAGATGACGACTTTTTCTCTTAGTTCAACATATTGTACTACCTGTTGAAGCGGGTATTTTTTAATACCGTAGAACGGTGTTAAGACTGATGCGCTTCATGGAATACTGGTATATTCATTGCCATATCAACGATGCTACAAAGGTGTCTTGCCAGACACCTTTGTAGCAATAACTGTGCGGAAATGTCTTCAGATAGTGATCAAGGCAGAATATATGCTATACATAAGGTTTCATATTAAAATTTTGGACAGATAACTTCTTTTATGGTATATAAAGGATGTATTTGTGAGTGAACCAATACACAAGTTAATTGATTATTTGTTTGCTAAGTAATGCCTTAGAGTTGGAGACTTTGTGAGCTTTGGTTGTTTTTTTCTTTTTAAATCCTTTAGGGTAATAGAGATGTTTGGCAGAAAAAAAAAGGATGTGGTATATAAGCTCAGTGATATAGCTGTAACGATCAAAAACAATGATTCTCTTAGACGGAACTGTGATATAGCGGTGATCGACGATCAATCATTTTTAAGTGCGGATAAGCTAAAGGTGGCTGGTTTTTCAATACATGAAGTCGGTGATATTGATAACTTAAAAAAAATAGAATCATATCCAATAGTAGTTTGTGATATAGAAGGAGTCGGCAAAGCTTTTGGTGCTCAAGCTGAAGGCGCCTTTGTCGTAAGCGAAATCAGGAAAAGATATCCAGATAAATATATCATAGCTTATAGTACAAAGTCATTTGAGTTTACTTATCAGCCTTATATAAATAAGGCTGATATTGCAATGCCTAAGGTTAGTTCTGTTGAACAATGGACAGAGGTATTAGATAATGCTATAGCTACAGTTTCCGATCCCAAAACACGATGGGTAAGAATAAGGCAAAAACTCATTGATTCTAATATTGAGATTTATGATGTTTTTAAGCTTGAGCAAGCCTACATATTATCAATTTTGAAAAAAAATGATGCATTATTAACAGATGCAAATAATTCAAGTGGCCTGGACAATACAACCAAAGATATTATAAGTATGTTTATAATGACTTCTTTGAGAGAAATAATAAAAAGCATTAAGGATTGATATGGCTGGCATTAACTATAGCAGAGTTGAAAAATTAAAAGAATTTCATAAGAAAGAAATTGAAAATATTCAAAGTGAAAAATCAGCTGAAATACTTTTACTAAAAAGTAAAATTGAAGACTTATCACGAAAGGTTCTCATCCTTGAAGAATTGAAACACGATATTGGAAGGTTGGCTATGGAATCACTGTCTTTCTCAGAGGATCTAAACAACCTCATATCCAGGGGTGAGGATAAAGATAGGATAGAGAGTGCAGCATTAACAATACATCACTCACTCACGATGGTATCTCCTAGAATTGTATATAGCGATATGGAGTTGGCTAATGGGCAAGTGAATAATAGTGCTAGGTTTAATGCTGTGGTGTATAAGAAATTCGACAAGGCAAGGAAAATATTAAAGAGTAAATGCTATAAGAGAAAGGTGAGTTTAAAATTTAATGGCAATTCAAAATTCACAATAAGAGCTATGAGTTCATTCGACATAGTTCCATTCCTAATATTAGATAATGCCATAAAGTATTCACCTAAAGACAATGAGATAATTGTATCTTTTGATACCTTGGATGATTCTCAATCTAAACTAGATGTTATTATTACATCCATTGGTCCTTTCGTTAATGCGACAGATTTGGCTCGCCTCACTGATAGGGGGTTTAGATGTGATAATACATTAATTAAAAAGACAGAGGGGCAAGGATTAGGCTTGTATATAGTTAAAAATATATGTGCGTACCATGGTGTTTCAATAAAGTTTAGCTCTGAGTATTCGTGTGATATAAGTAATGTAAAATACGGTGTATTTACTGTAACTCTCTCATTTGAGATTTGAAATTAATAAATTGTCATTAACAAGCGCGCCATCTTATTTTAATTATACTAAATGGGTGGCCATTTGAATTTTACAGCATCCAATATATTAATTTTGTAAAATTTAGACAGGTTATTGTATATAGATTTTATACTCTCTAAGCCAAAGATTTACTTATCAGTTCTTAGCTGTTGTGTAATAAGCTCTCAACCGATATCAACGTTTACGCTCCCCTATACAGCGCCACCTGCGCCAAACAACAGTTGTCCCAACTGGGCTGCGGCTGTTGGCGCTCACCGCTGCACAGTACGATCACATCTACTCGATGCGACCCGCGCTTGCTGGCGATTTCTGCCCGGTTTAGGGCAGGGCGGTGCGCTAATTTTAAACCTAGCGCATGATCGATATGCGACTCGATCAGCTCGCGTTGGATGGCCTGAGCCTTGCGGCGTTCGTGGCGGCGCTGGCGTGCATTTTTCTGGGCCGGGTTGACGGAGTTACCTCTGGTGATCGCGGCCATAATCCCTCCTGGATAGATGACGCTAACGGCAGTGGATGACGGTGACTTAGGCGGTGTGGAGGAGACGGCATGATCCACACACCCCGAAGTCATCGGGATCGGAGTCAATGGGCGGTGCGTTGTCGGCACCTTCCGTAGAGCCGGATGGCTCGTTGGTTAAAGAGCGGCACTGCGTGTTTTATACTCACTATATACATTTAGTATCCAATAAATGTAAATACAAAATGATCAAAAAATGGACGAACTTTATTAACATATTGTATTTTAACGATATTGAATCAGGAGCGGTGAGGAGAGGAGATATCATCTATGGTGATGAGATTAGGTGGAGTTATTCTATAAAAAACCGGCGCATAGCCGGTCGGTAAAGTAAGGTTGTATGATTAAAGCACATATACTAAATAATTAAAGTTTATCAACCATTCTATCAATAGCTTCTAAGCAAGACTGTTTGTAAGGTGAATTGACTTTAACTCTTCTATTCATAACTCTTACACTACCTGTTGGAAGGATTGAAAAGGGGCATCCTTTTGCAAAAGCGACAACGCCAGTTGTTTGAAAGTCTTTAATGTTTACGATACCATCATCTATTGTATTGAAATCAAAAATGTCAGGATTGCTTACTAGTAATTGTTGAATGTCATTATCAATAGAGTTTAATACACCAGCATAAGCTGAGGCTGGCCCCATATATTGAGTTAATCTGTTTTTAGCAATCAGATGTACTCTGGGTAACGGTCTGTTAACAGCGCTAAGCTTATTAGCAAATGCATATGAAGCATAAATTTCAGAGGGTAATTTTAGACCATAAATCAATGAGAAAGCGTTTTGTATGGCTCGTCTTGATGAGTCGTCAGCCATTACGGGAAGAATTAATTTATCTATGGCTGCGAGTGCTATTTGTGTATAAATAGAGAAGCTTGGGTTACAATCAATAAACAAAACGTCATATTCGCCACTAAAACCTTCGATGAGATCGTTAATCCAATCGATAATGCTTACCCAAGCATTGGTTCCAGGTATCTGCTGATTGGCAAGAGTGTTAATAGCATTGGCTTGAAGCTCAAGAAGTGGGTCGCCACATACCAAGGCTATATTACTTGGAATATTGCTATTAAATTCTCTTGGGAGGGTAAGATAGTTGTGAGAGTCAAAATTTGGTTTTTGATACGGGGTAGGTAACCGCATCTGAAAATAGCCGCCTAAGGTACATCTATTTTGCAGGTCATGTCTGGTAAGTAGATTGATACTACCATTACCGATTAAGCCACCAAGGAATAACTCTGATAGATTGGCTTGTGGACAAACATCAAGTACAAGAACTCTTTCAAGTGGATGGAGCTCTGCATAACGGCATATAGCTTGGAAGGATAGGCTGGTTTTACCAGTGCCACCTTTGTTGTTCCATATAGCATATTTTTTCATAAATGGTCTCATGGTTAACGATGTCACTTGTGGTATCATAGTTTACCGATGGTAAACATGTTAACCAATAATGGCATTGGGAGCCGAGTGATGCAAGCATTTTGGGTTAACCGTTAACCATTGGTGGTGGTGTTAACCCAAAAAATACATAGTTACAGCTTCTTCGATTTCGATCACTTAAACATCTCTTCCGGCCATTGTGACATTACCACCTTGCCAATAACCTGGCAGCCATTCGCGCAGTTCAGCAGGGGGAACTGAGGATTCAGTGGTTGCAGGTAGTTGATGCCCCCGTCGCGGATCAATCTTTTGAAGGTGAACTCATTGCCGTTCATCACGGCGATGCAGAAATCGTTGATCTCGACGTTTTGCGCGGGGTCTACCAGGATCAGCATTCCTTCTGGAAAGCTGGGGCTGGTGCCTGTGGGTGCGGTCATCGATGCCCCCTCGACGATTAACCAGAACGCCTTGTCGCTGGCGCGTTTAATCGTCTTTATCCGGCGCTTGGCGTCTTGCAGGGTATAGGCGTTATCTTCCGTGGTGAACTGACCCGCCTGCACCTTGCTGAGTAGGGGATAGGCGTACTCGGGTACGACCTTACGGGCGGGCGGAGGCGTCTCGCCGGCCATGCCGAACGTCCCGTCGCTGTTTAGGGTAATGCCATCGATACCGAGATAGTTAAAAATCTTGGAGAGATCGGCGAGGCAGGGTTCTCTGCGACCGGTCAGCCAATGGCTCACCGCCCCTTTGGTAATCTCCAGCGACTCAGCAAGCTCTTCCTGAGTCATGTTGAGCGCCTTCATGCGCTCCTTTGCGATTTCATGCCATGTCGTTTTCATATCTTGATTATACATTTTGTATAGCACACATAAACAAACATTATGTATCTTTTTGTTTGTCGTATCCAGATACGTCTTGTATACTGGTTGTCTTGGAGGTGCTTGATGAACCGAATCCGAAAAATTCGCAAACAGCTAGGACTGACCCAACGGAAACTCGCCGGTTTGGCGGGCTGTACGCCGGGGGCCATCGGCCATTATGAATTAGGGCGCCGGGCTATGAGTATCACTGTTTGTCAGAAAATCGTACTGATTTTTAATCAATTAGGGGCATCTGTCTCACTGGATGATGTCTTCCCGCAACGCATTACATAACAGCAATCCCTATCCTCGTTGGACGCTGTGGGGATAGTCCTTTAACCCGATTAAGGACTGACCTATGACCATACACCATCCCTCCCTTTCCCCGGCAGGGGCTCAGCTGGACATTCTGCGCCAGCAGCTGCTGGCCCGTAAACGGGTAGGCAAGCCCGGCTTGCCGCTGCACCTGCTGCGCGATGATCAGATCAAGACCCGCTGGACGGAGTCTGAGCTGGCGACCATTCGGGCGGCGTCCTCCGCCATGTCTTCCAATCCGGCCGTTGAAACCAATATCGCGGCGATCCGTGGCTTTCTGGCGATGTTTGCCGAGGCGCCGGAGATGCTGACCCATGTGCATCTGGCGCTGCGGGCCGCGGATATTCCGGCGCCGGACTGGCTGCCGCCGCTGCCGGTAGTGGATAGAGCGCCATCATGAAACGGCAGCAGAAACTGAACACCGCACAATCCGTGGCGCTGATCGCCGGGATTGTCGGTGAGAAGTTGGATTTGGCCGGGGAGGAGACCCGGCGTTTGGCCATCACAGGGGCTTTGCCGGGCGTGGCGCGGGCGTTTTTTTCGCGCGAATCGGGCGGTGTGGCCTCCGGCACAGGAGAGCAGGTATGGCACACAGTAACGCAGGACGACAGCCCCTTTTCCCGTTAACGCTGCCGCCGTCGGCGCCGGGAGGTGCCCGATGAGCTGGCCGCAGTTCATTCACGACAACATTCGGCGCCAGCTGGTGGGCGAGGGTTTCGACGAGGCGCTGGCGCGCAAGGGGGCGGAGGCGGGCGTCGCGCACTATGTTGAGCATTCCACCCAGGCATCCCGCCCCGGCAAGCTCTTTGATGACTGCCTGCGGGTGGCGCGACGCTGGGTGGTGGCGTACGGCACCGTTCAGGAGCGCAGTCAGCAGCGCCAGCAGCGTCTCGCCCGCTCGGCGAGCGCCCGGCGCTAAGGGGGAGGGATGAGCCTATCGCGCGCACGCTCTCACACACTGCATCACACGCTGGCGGGAACCTCCCGCCGGCTTCAGGCAGTGTTTATCCTGCAGGCCAAGCGGGCCTATGCCGAGTGCCGCCATGTCGCGGCGTCGGTTGACTGCGCCCGTCGTTTGGCGATGCGAATTTCCACAGTGACGAAAAACGGTTGGTGATCTATGAGCATGATGCTGATGGCGATGGCCATGAAAATTAAGACAGGGAATCCACTGCGCAAGCTGGTGCTGCTGAAGCTGGCCGATAACGCCAACGATCAGGGCGAGTGCTGGCCGTCGATCCCGTATCTGGCGGCGACCTGCGAGATGGCCGAGCGTTCGGTGCAGAACCATATCAAATGGCTGCATGAGCATGGTTTTTTGTGGGTGGAGCGGCGCAAGAGCAAAAATGGCGGCCACCAGTCGAATATTTACCATTTGACGCTGGAGCGGCGGCTGCGTTCTCCGCTGGAGGAGGATGAAAATGACGAGCCGCCGCCGGCCGAAAATCAGGGAAAAAAGGGCGCTGCGCAGGGGGCGGGATCGACCGGTGCAAATGGTGCGTCTTTGTCTGAGGTGCCAGTGCAACACATACGCCAGGGGTTGTCGTTTGACTCACTAGGGGTAGCGCAACCATTGCACCCAGAACCTATCATTAAGAACCTATCATTAGAACCTATACCCCCCTTACCCCCCAACAACCGCGACTGCGTTGAGCCCGACAAGGACAAAACCGATCGGGGAAAACCGGATTGGACAGCGCCCGAACGACACCATCGCGAGCTCGATAATCCTGAAGCCGATCACCCAGAACGGGAGAATCTCACTCGACGACCTGCTGAGCGTATGGACTATGGCGCTTATCTGGCGGCCTACAACGAGCTGGTGGGCGATAGGCTACCCCATGCGGTGACCGTCAACGAGGAGCGTAAGCGTAAACTGCGTGCGTTGGTGAAGTCGTTGGCGACGCCGAACCTGGAGGGCTTCCGGGCCTATATCTCGGCGTTTCTCGACCATGCCAAGCCGTTTTACTTTGGCTGCGGTGATGCGGGCTGGATCGCCGATTTTGACTACCTGCTACGCCAGAAAACCTTGACCCGGGTACGGGAGGGCACGCTGTGAACGCCAACCTCCAGTACCTGGAATCCAGCGTGATCGGTGGCCTGCTGCTGGGCGGTCTGACACCGGCTGCGCAGGAGGTGCTGGCGTCGCTGGAGCCTGAGGCGTTTTCGATCCCGCTGTACCGGACGGTTTACCGGGTGATCCAGCGTCAGGCCAGAGCCCGCAACCTGATCGACTCGCTGATGGTGGCCGAGGAGTGTGGGGACGAACACTTTGCCGATGTGATGAGCACGGCCAAACACTGCCCCAGCGCCGCCAATCTGGCGGGCTATGCGGAAATGGTCAGCCAGGAGTATCAGCGCAGGCAGTTCGCCATCACCCTGGATGGCATGCGTCGGGAAATCATCAGCGCCAGTATCGAGCAGGCCGGGCAGGCGATGGATACCCTGATGAGCCGCCTGTCGCTGATCCGCCGTCCCCGGCTGGAGCCTATCCCGGTGGTGCTGGGCGAGGTGATGGGGGATTTTACCGAGACGCTGGAGCGGCGCCTGAACAATGGGCTGGAGTCGGACACGCTTCGGCTGGGGATTGCGCCGCTGGATGAGGTGACCGGCGGGGTGAATCCGCAGGATCTGGTGATCGTTGCCGGGCGCCCGGGGATGGGTAAAACGTCGCTGGCCATGCGCATTGCCACGTCGGTGGCCGCCAGTACGTTACCCGGCACCTCACAGCGGCGCGGGGTGCTGATCTTCAGCCTGGAGATGGGCGCGCAGCAGCTGGCCGAGCGGGGCATTGCCGCGGCCGGCGGGCTGGCGGTGTCGGTGCTGCGTAATCCGGCCACGCTGGACGACGAGGGCTGGGGGCGGGTATCGCAGGGCGTCGCGGCGCTGGATGGGCTGGATATCTGGATCGTCGATACCGCGCGTTTGAGCGTGGAGAAAATCCGCGCCATGGCCGAACGGCAAAAGCAGGCACACCCGACGCTGTCGCTGATCCTGGTGGACTATCTGGGGCTGATCGATAAACCGCGCGCCGAGCGCCACGATCTGGCCATCGCGCATATTTCCGGCAGCCTGAAGAGCATGGCAAAAGCGCTGGGGACGCCGGTGATTGCGCTGAGCCAGCTGTCCCGCGAGGTGGAAAAACGCCCCAACAAGCGGCCGGTCAGCGCCGATCTGCGTGACTCCGGCAGCATTGAGCAGGATGCCGACCTGATCGTCATGCTGTACCGCGACGTGATTTATCACCCCGATACGCCGGCCCGGCACCATGCGGAGCTGATCGTCACCAAAAGCCGCTTTGGTCAGGCCGGGGCGGTGATTTACCAGCGTTTTATCAACGGTCATTTTGTGGAGTGCGACCAGGACGAGGCGCGGCGGCTGTGTACCCCGATGGATCAACCGCCGCTGGCATCGCGTTACCGCGGCGCCAGAGTGTGAGCGTAGCGGTGAGGCAGGGAGGAGAGACGATGAACCTGAAACCGGATGTCAGTTTTCAAGAGCGTGCCAGCATCAACAACGGGCTGCGGGCGCTGAGCCGTGAGCGGGGCTGCGTTGGCGGCAGTACCCAGATGAGCCGCGTGATCATCGTCGCCGCCGGCGCCGATTGGCACACGCTGCGCGGCCTGGAGCGTCGCCTGCTGCAGCTGTTCCCGCGGGAGGGGGATACTCAGGCGGCGATCAGCGCCCGGCTGCGGCAGGTCAGCGTGCTGCGCCACGGGCTGGTCAAGCAGGTGCGCAAGGTGCGCAATCCCGACAGCGGGAAAACGGTCTGGTTTTACCGCCTGGTGCCCGCCCGCCGCGACGGGGGTGTGTGATGGTGAAATTTTCGCCTGCGCGCCACGCTGCGGCGTTTTTAGGATATCAGCCATACCGACCCACGGCGTTGCTGTTCAATCGGCTTCTGAGCTGTGCTGAGGCGATTTTATGAGCAGCGTGCAGGGCAAGTCGCTGCGCCGCCATAAAGCCGAGGCGCTGGGCGTGCTGCTGCCGGGCGGCGGGATCCGCTATGCCACCGATCACGATCGTGACGTGATGCGGGCGGTGCCAGTCGGTACGCCGATTGCGCTGCAGCCGGTGGGCGACCGGCGCAACCTGAAGCACCACCGCAAATTTTTTAAGCTGCTGGCGCTGGGGATGCAGTACTGGGTTCCGGCGTGGGAGTTTGTCAGCCGTTCGGAAAGCTGGGTCGCCCATGCGGTGGCGCGGCGCATTGCCGAGGCGGCCGCCGATCCGGCGCTGTATGACAGCGTGACGCGGGAGATAGCCCAGGGGGTGCTGGCCCGGCTGGCGGAGAAGCGGCGCGGGCTGTTCGATGCCGAGGTGCTCAAAACCGAGGAGGCCTACCTGAACCATGTGATGACGCAGGCCGGCTTCTGTGATGTGAAGCCGGCGCCGGACGGCGGCACCTACCGCCAGCGCTGGAGCATTGCCTTTGCCAATATGGATCAGGCGACCTTTGACAGTATCTATCGCGGGGTGGCCGGGGTGATTTGGAATGAGACCCTGAGCCAGCATTTTGCCAGCGAGGCGGAGATGGCGCTGGCGGTGGATCAGCTGATGGCGTTTTAGTGATGAAAAAATCAGGCGCGTTTCGCAGCCGGGCGTGGCGGGAGTCGGCCCGGGGGCAGGGGTGTACCCTGCAAATTCCCGGGATTTGCAACGGTGATCCGCAGACGGTGGTGCTGTGCCATCTGCCCAGCCCGATGCATGGCATGGGGTACAAGTCGGATGACTTCTGGGCGGTGTATGGCTGTTCGGCCTGCCACGATGTATTGGATGGCCGGGCACCCTATGACTGGCGACCCGGCGAGCGAGAGGAGGTGATACTGGCGGCGCTGTATTGGACGCTGAGGGGGAGGGTGAGCGACGTATGAGGGGGGATTTTTTCACCATGGTTTTCGGTACGTCAGTTTTATCAATCAGGTTGAAAAAATTGATGTATGCGAGAATTAAACCAATCATTAAACCTAGGTAAAAACATCTAATTTATTGTTTGTAATGTGTATTAACTGCAATGCATCAGTTTTTGATTTTTGATGTTCAGGGTAATTTTTGAAGCGGTCCCTTAAGTTGAGGGACACAGCCTCGTGCTGTTTATGTCTTGTACACAAATGGGTAGGTGTCCCATAATTGGGGACGAAAACCACGATTCAAGGATGCGGATCATGCACACTGTTACCTTCTCGGATGCCTGCAAGCATTTTGCGGATACCATGAACCGTGTAACCAACAACGCCGAACCGGTTCGCGTTATGCGCAGCGATGCACCTGATATTGTGATGATCGATGCCGGTGAATATGAGGCTATGCTGGAGACGATCTACCTGTTCAGCAACCCGGCGAACGCGGCCCATCTCAACGAATCATTGGCACAGCTGGAGTGCGGCGAAGTTGTTACAGTGGACTATTAATTTACCCTAAACGGTGCCGCTGATTTTGCCTACTGGAAGGGGATTGATCAGAACAAGGTTGAGCGGATACGAACCCTGTTACATTCCATCTGTAGAAAGACGACTACGGCCGCACCGTGCAGGATGCGGCAGGAGATCAGACAAACCGGATCTGCAGTTTCTTGCCGGTCGCGTGTGCAAATTTTTTCAGCGTGGCGAATGATGGCCCGCTTTGGCCGGAGGCTAAATTACTTTCCATGCGAGTGATCGCTGTAGCCTTGGTTCCCATACGTTCGGCGACCTGCGCCTGGGTCAGCCCCGCGTTTTTGCGGGCTGCGAGCATTTCATCGAGTAGGGCGTATTCCTCTTCGATGGCATCGTATTCTGCTTTAAATGCCGGGTCTTCCATCCATTTTGCAGCCATTTCATCATGCGTCATCGTGGGGGGGGTGCGTTTACCAGCCATGTTTTACCTCCTTCATTCTGGTTTCAGCCTTCTTACGTTCAGCGCTTGGCGTCTTCTGGGTTTTCTTGATGAAGCTGTGCAGCATGACGATACGTTTTCCAGTAAGAGTGCAGTAAAACACGCGGGCGATGCCATCACTGCCTTTGATTCGAAGCTCAAAAAGCCCATCGCCAAAAGGGCTTGTGTGTGGTTCTCCGAGATTACTACCGTAGATTTCCATGCGTTCAACGAGATGCTGGTATCGAACCCGCATACCCATTGGCAACTGATCGACCTCAAGCCGAACCTCTTCGCTGTAGTACTCAATAGTGTAGTTCATGGAGTGAAACATAACAATATTGTTATGTTTTCGCAAGTTCTTGCCCATCGGAATTGTGAGCGCTAGAGAGTAGTGGCAGCGGCAAAATCTGTTGCTGGGATTGGCGTCCTGGAATGGGCGGTTTTTAAGAGAATTAGGAAATATATGCCACTCACTGTTCCAAGGGGATGGTTATTGCATTCCTATGATTTGTAAGTAAAGTATCATAAAACGGAATTGGTTTTACCCGTGGCGTCGGGGGGTATAGTCCGCTCAGGTGCTGAAAACACCTTTCAACGCGGCCTCCGCACCCGTCAGACATGCGGTTTTTTTGTGTCCATACTTTCAGATATGGCCGGGTAGCGAGCAGACCATACAACACCCGCAAGGGAAAAACTGCTGGCCGACCTTTCTACGGTGTTCAAGTACCCGGCCTCCCTGCCGAACACAGGGTAAATTTGAACATATACGTAGGACACAGAAAAATGACTCATCAGCTTTCTGTACATACCCCCAGTGTAACCAGAAACACCCCCACAGGCGTGGGGAAGACATATCAGCTACCAGATAGGCGGGATAATCCGTAGAAACACCCCCACAGGCGTGGGGAAGACGCCTAACGGCTGCTCTCGATGGTAGCTCCCTCGGAAACACCCCCACAGGCGTGGGGAAGACAGTACAATAGACAAGCCGCCAGACCATGCCGGGGAAACACCCCCACAGGCGTGGGGAAGACTGACGACCGTTGACGTCGATTACCGTGTTGTTAGAAACACCCCCACAGGCGTGGGGAAAACAGCCACCGGCCAGGGCATCCTCGATGGTGACGAGAAACACCCCCACAGGCGTGGGGAAAACCAGCTTGCATCTTAGCAATGGCTTCGGTCAGCAGAAACACCCCCACAGGCGTGGGGAAAACGGCAGCGTTTTGATGTAATCGAGAGAATCAGCGGAAACACCCCCACAGGCGTGGGGAAAACGCCGCGATCGTAACGCCGTTGCAACTTCTCACGGAAACACCCCCACAGGCGTGGGGAAAACCCCATTATATTGTTAAAGAACATACTAAACCAGCTACAGATTGTGGTTGGTTTACTGGTCGAATAGCCAGATGGGGCTCTGTATGGTCAGGCTAGAATGATTCATTGAATTCCTATGATTTGTAAGTAAAGTATCATAAATCGGAATTGGTTTTACCCGCGGCGTCGGGGGTATAGTCCGCTCAGGTGCTCAACACACCGTCTACTAGCGGAGCTCCGCACCCGACAGATATGCGGTTTTTTACGTCCATAGATTATGGTCGGGTAGCGTGTAGTACATATAACACCCAACTTATTGGGAAAAACTACAGGCCGTCTAGTAGCGGTGTTGAAGTACCCGACCACCCTTATCAACAGGGGTAATCAACAATCTACTAGGACGCAAAAAATGACCAGTCAACTCATCCCCGTTTTCAACGGTACTATCTCCAATGAATCCGTTCTACTTTGTAACGCTCGCGCTCTACATGATTTTCTTGGCATTGGGAAACGCTTCGCCTCTTGGATTGTTGAGCGCATTGAAGAATACAGATTCATTGAAAATCAAGACTATGTGATTGCTTCCCAAATTCGGGAAGCAAAAACACGTGGAGGTCATAACCGCAAAGACTACCATCTCACTCTCGACACCGCTAAAGAGCTGGCGATGGTTGAACGCAACGAACGTGGCCGTCAGATCCGCCGTTACTTCATCGAATGCGAGAGGCAACTGCTCGCCCGCCAGCAGGGCGCGTACTCAGCCCCTAAGCCACAGCCGCTCTCCGACGGGGAGATAAAAAACCTGAAATGGCTGATCGACTCCATCGTCAATCCGTTCCGGTTCCGCGCCGCCTGGAATCAGGGCGTCTGGTACGCGCTGCGTCAGGCCACCGGCGTGCCATCCCCATATCCCTTTACCGCCGACGATCTACCTGCGCTGGCCCGCGAGCTGCAGCGCATCATGGAGATCAGCCATGAAACCCGCAGCCTGCTCCAGCAGCTGGAAAAGCAGGTGCTACAGCAGGTGGTGCGGAACCGCGGCGAACTCCGCCCTGTGTTGAACCATATTCAGCATGAGTTCAGGCAGCTGAGTCTGTTGGGGGAGACCCGCTCCCAGTTGAACAACGTCGAGCGGCAAAGCCTGGCCCGGCTGGAGCGGCGGGCAGGGTAGCCTGGGGCGCCCGGTGGGGAGGACTGCCGGGCGTGGAGTAGAGGTACTGTTTGCGAGTTAGAATTCTTTCTTTTTGTATGAAAATATTAGAGATAAATTGTCTTACTCCTAATGTGTAAACTTATTTAATAATGATTTCGGTAATGAGTTTCTAGACGGAAAATCATAAACAATGGCTCTTCATTTGGAATCTCATCAAATAAATTACATAAAAACTCTGTTTTTTGATTTTATTAAGTTTGGTATAGGTTATCTAACCCATAAATTATGTTACTGTGAACATCATTAATGCTTATATACATTTCAAAGAGTTCTGGTAAATACTCTTTCATCTCACAAATAGACGAAACTCCATTGGTGATTGCTGTTCTAACTGCACCTTGTGAACGTGTTATTCCATAAACCATAACCTGTTGGTACAACTCTAACTCTAATGGTGTGAACTCTAAACTTCTAAATCCATTATGAACTGATTTGTTTCGGAAAGTCCTCATTGTATCAAATGTTTCCCTAAGCTTCCTATTCCAAAATAGATATCGTGCATTTGATTTTAAATTAAGAATTAAATCTGGGGACACCCTTTTAGTATCGGTTCCATTTGGAAAGCCCATAAACCATCGAATATAACCGCCAATGTTATCGCCGTCTCTTTCTTTGAATAAAGCCTCTGCTGAGAAATAATCAAATAGTATTTTTAATTGAATGTTGCTTTCATTTTTACTATTTCGTCTCCAATGGAGTGATCGTAGATATCTTTCAGCGAGCTCGCTTTTATTTGCAATAATGACTTGATTTAAATCTAAAGCTTGTAGTCTACCATGATGTCTGAAAAATGAAGCACTTGCTTTGTATCCATGCTCAGTAATAGGACATAAATCTCCTGTTGATAAGTCTTTGGTAAAACCAATGGGTGATAATGTAAAGCTAGATAGCACAATATCCGATGACAGTAGATCTAATATTACAGAAAATCGCCTATCAGCTATTTCTATAGCTTTTTCTCTATTGTTTGTTTCGACTATAACAGCTATTCTTGAGCAAATCATATAGTGCTCAAAATCTACATTTGCAGACTTTGCGGAGATTTTTAGAACATTTATTTCCTTTGTGGAGTCAGCTTTTGGTGAACGAATCTCAACTCCATCATAGAACATAGTATGTGGGAAAAAAGCCCCTTTCTCTTCTAATATTTTCAATACAAGAAAACTTTTCATTTTGCTACCTTGGATATGGTTTTAATGAGATGTCTTAATATGGGCTCTCTAATTATTGAGCTTAGTTCAGTCGATGGTTCTAATTTGTTTCTTCTAAAGCAATCGCATAATGAAACTATTGTTTCATCTGTTCCCCTGTCTATAACAAGCTCTATTATTGGGTTTAGTTCTTCACTTATAAATCTACAGTTTTTAAATAAGTATGAAGCAATATGATTAAAATTATTTTGATTTCCTATGGAGTAGTAGTAATCAAGTTGCAAACAGAGTATTTTTTTCTTATCGCACTTTTTCCTCCATAGGAAGCTATCAAATTTTTCCACTGCGTTAGAGTCAAATGTTCTAATGGCTATGGTGTAACCAAGAAAATTTGTTTCTTTACTATCTTTTTTAATCGAATATAGGATGTCAAAGTAATGCTTGGCTTCGATGACTCTGTTGTTTTCAAGCAGAGAGAAAATATAGTTGCTTAAATTTTTTATATATTTTTTGCTGTTTTTTTTAGTTGATAAAAACACACTCTCTATTTCATCAATATTTTTTTCATAATTAAGACTATAGCCGCTGATGATATTTAACTATAGTGATAGCATAAGCTCGTAACTTAGTAAAAAGAAAAGTGAATCACTGTTAAAGTAAGTAGGTAGCCTCCCTTCCTGTACATATATCCAGATGCCATTTTTCTATCTTTCCACTCATTTTATGTGGTGATTTTTATGATGCAGTATGACTTAAGTTAAACTGTAACAGTTTTGGCAAGCCTTAGCTGACGGGATCCCTGTCGAACTATTACCCAAAAGCCTATAAAATAGCCAGACTCTCCCATGGAGGATCGGGTTTATGCCTATCGCCATCGAACAACTGATCAAGATGTTTGACCCGCGCAGCGTCAGCGCAGAATGCCTGCACCTGATCCGGGCGGTGCCGGGGATCACCCGGGAGCAAATCCTGGGCGCGTTTGCAGCGGTGGCGCAGCGCCATCCGCTCGGCTTCGATTTGCTGCTGGCCCGCTACCGGGAAGATTGTCAGGCCGAGCAGCGCGTGCGGCGGGCGGCGGCTGATAGGGTGTGCCGGAGCCCACATCCCCCTTATGGCACCGCCGTCTGCCAGCTGGCCGTCACCGTGGCACTGGGGCGGACGCTGCCCGCCCAGCGGGTGGTATTGGCGGCGCTGCTGCGCAAACATGGCCCCCGGGCAACGCTGGCAGCCAAGCAGCTGGCCGATATTCAGCGCCAGCAAAAGGGGCTGGAGAAGGCCCGGGTTATGCTGAGTGAGGATGACTGGCGCTATCGGCGTAATCTGGCGCAGTACGATGCGCTGGCGGGCCGTTCCGTGGCTCTCCGCCGGGCGCTGGCCGACTGGGCCGACGCCGAGGCGGCTCGTTCACCCCATTGCCCGCGCTGCCGGGGCAGCGGCCAGCTGTTGCGGCCACAGCCCCATTGCTGTGATACCTGTGGTGGTCGAGGAAAAATCAGCGTGACCGCTGACCATTTCCGGCGTTCGCTGGTGGATGAGGGCATTGTGATAACGCCTGATGTGTGGCGGGCAGAGTACCCGCCATGGGTGAATGATACGCTCAATGGGTTGTATCAGGAGATGCAGCTGGCCGGCGATGCCTTGTCGATACGATTAACGTTAGAGAGGCAGGCGGTGGCATGAAGAGATTGCCAATGGCTAATAAGTGAGCTAAATTCGGAAAGATGACCAAGCTATGTTTATCGCCGATTAATCGCGGCATGCTTCGATAAATATCATCTCTATTCGGTATCGCTTTATCTTTCACGTTACTGTGAATTGATAAATCTGTGTGATGGCTCCTGTTTTATATATTGACGCCACTTAAATTTATTGTTTAGTTAACTCCACGCGTCTTTTTAACGTCATGGGGTTATATGAAAGCACCGTCAGAATGCTGTTATGGGAAAATCGCAGGGGAGGCCTATCGCCTCGCGCGTGATGGTATGCCACCGACTCAAGCCTGGGATAAGGCGGTGGTCGGGAAAGAGAAATCGTGTCCTCGGGCGACATTTCTGGGGCTGTGTGAGATGGGGTATTTGAAGAATATTCCTGCGGGCTCTTATCAGAAGAGCGACTCAAAAAATGCACGCTATGCGACTGTCGCGGCCAATTATTTATTGGCTCATAGAATTATCGCTAATGATATTACCTCTCGTGCATTATGGAAAGTGGCATTGGCGAATGAGGTTAACCCACCGAAGACGGATAACTGCCAAATGCATATCGTGCTGACATTATGGGAAGCCGGAGTAATTCAATCTCCGCCGCGGTGAGTATGAGGCGTGCTTAACCTAGGCTTGCCTGGTGGCTAAAAGTTGCACAGTGCGACAAAATGTCGCATACTGTGCATGCGCTGTGATGGCGTAGTAACTACTGAGAGGCACCGCAAAATGGCAACGAGTGTTCGTTTGGATGATGAGTTTGTCAACGACGCTAAGATCCATGCCGATGCTGAGAGCCGTAGCGTCCCTAAGCAGATTGAGCATTGGGCCAGGATTGGCCGGATAGCAGAAGAGAATCCGGACTTACCTTACAGTTTTATCAGTGAGGTGTTGCTGGCACAGGGTGAGGTCAACAATCAGAAGGTGACGCGCTATGTCCGCAGGACCAAACGCCAGTGAGATAGCGGTTTATCAGAGCCGGCGCTTTGAGAAAGCACTGGATAAGCTCCCTGAATCACAATTAGCGCGGGTCGAAGACGAGATCGATAAGATTATCGCCGACCCCGAGATTGGCGAGCTGAAAAAGGGCGACTTACGGTTTTTGCGCGTGCATAAATTTACGCTGAACAGTCAACTTGTGCTGCTGGGATACAGCTGGCAGTCAATGCGGGTAGCGCTGTATCTATTGACGATTGGGCCCCACGAAAACTTTTACCGCGAACAGAAGCAGCATCGTAAAGCGGATTTGAAACTCATTGGCTAACGTCGATACATTTTTCCAAATAACAGACCCTGGCATATGCCGGGGTTTTTTTATATCTGAATCACCCCAGCGCGGGGATAACGAGATGGCGAATATGCACCATAACCCGGAAACACTCAGTGAACTGCTGCTGTCCTGGTGGCAGGGCGATACCCCGGTAGGCGGCGTGCTGCTGGCGATTGTGACCGCCGCTGTTCGGGTGACCTATCTGGGTGGGGGTTGGAAACGAACCGCCCTAGAGGGGGCGCTGTGCGGCGCACTGACGCTGACCGTGGTGGCGACGCTGGACTATTTCAGCCTGCCGAAGTCGCTGACCCCGGCCATCGGCGGTGCGATAGGTTTTATCGGCGTGCAGCAGATCCAGCGTTTTGCGCTGTATATTCTGCAGCGCAAGCTGGGGATGCCGACAGACAAGGAGCGGTAATTATGGCACTGACTAAGGATCAAATTTTCGATGCGCTGCTGGGGCGTGAGGGCGGGTATGTCGATCACCCCCACGACAAGGGCGGGCCAACCAACTGGGGGATCACCGAGAAAGTGGCCCGAGCCCACGGCTACACCGGCGATATGCGTAACCTGACGCGGGCGCAGGCGCTGGAAATCTATGAAAGCGACTACTGGTCAGGGCCCCGTTTTGATCAGGTGGCGGAGTATTCCGCGCCGGTGGCCGCCGAGCTGCTGGATACTGGGGTGAATATGGGGCCGTCGGTGCCCGGCAAGTGGCTGCAGCGCTGGCTGACCGCCTTTAACGATGGCGGACGCCTGTACCCGGATATCATCGCCGATGGGGTGATTGGGCCGCGTACGCTCTCTGCGCTGCGGGCTTATCTGGATGCCCGGGGCGCGGAGGGGGAGCTGGTGCTGCTGCGGGCACTGAACTGCAGTCAGGGCGATCGTTATCTGGCGCTGGCCGAGCAGCGGGTGCAGAACGAGTCATTTCTGTATGGTTGGGTGCGGGAGCGGGTCGGTCTGTCTTAACCATCTCTGAAATATATCCAAGAGCCTCGGCTATGCCGGGGCTGTTTTATATCTGCGTATCGCAACGCATATCACCAAGAGCCTTTCAGGATGAGCCTTGAGGAGCCGGCTGGCTGTCGGAGCCTTCTTGGGGCCGTCTTCCTGTGCGAACAAGGTTCATCACTAAAAGGTAAAGCCGATATGAACATATCTGTAGCGTCTTTTTATACCGATGCATCAAGTAATCATCATGTCGTTAATGAGTTCGCTGACATTGTTCCTGTTATCAGCGGCCGGATCGGTGAGCGTGAAACCAATATTGTTAGTGCCAGAGCACTGCATGGTGCTTTGGGGGTTGGCCGAGACTTCACCAACTGGATTAAAGGGCGGGTTAGCCAGTATGGCTTCGTGGTCGGAGTTGACTACATCGCTGTTGAAAATTTGAGCTCGCCAAAACGGGCGAGCGCAAAATCTCGCCAGCAGATCAGCCATGAATACCTGGCCACGTTGGATATGGCCAAAGAGCTGGCAATGGTCGAGCGTAGTGAACAAGGGCGCGCCATTCGTCGTTACTTCATCCAGTGTGAAGAGGCGTTACAGCTTACCGCTCCAGAAGTCGCCGCGCGTTATCGTCGCAAGTTAAAGGCTCGCATCGGAGTGGCAAACCTGTTTAAGCCGATGTGCTCTGCGTTGGAATCGGTAAGGGCGGAACAGGGCAAGGTGACACAGTCTCACCACTACAGCAATGAAAGTAACATGATCTCCCGCATCGTCCTGGGAGGTCTTACTGCGAAGCAATGGGCAGGCATGAATGGAGTAGTGGGGGATCCTCGCGATTCGATGAATGCCGAGCAGTTAGAGCATCTGTCTTATCTGGAAAGTACTAATATCACTCTGCTGGATATGGGGATGGATTACCCGCAGCGGAAGACTGAGTTGATCCGGCTGTCTCAGCGCTGGATGGCGCGGCGTCTGGGTTCGTGATGGCTTTTGTTTAACATCGCACAAAAATAGCGGTGGCAGTGTTCAGGCCTTGAATGATGCGAAGAAAATCGCATCGGTCATCACTATCAAGGGTGGGATTACATGGTTGGTGAACGGTTATGGAAGCCACTGGCGCTCATTGCGTTGGTGGCTTTGCTTTTATGGGGCCTCTCGACCTGGCGTTATGCATCCGGGTACGCCGCCGGTAAGCGCTTGACTGAGCAGGCGTGGCAGCTTAAGTGGGAGACGCGCAACCGGGATGAGGAGACAGCCAGGGCAAACCGGGAGCGGGGCGAGCGGGCTGAGGAACAACGTCGCTGGCAGGCCATGATTAAGGTGAAACAGAATGCGGATCAACAACTGGAACAGATTAAAGCCGATGCTGCTCGCTCTACCGCTGATGTTGAGCGCCTGCGGCGTACGCTTTCTCAATTGCGGCAGCAGTTGGCAGACCGTTCCCCCTGCCGAGTTTCCACCGCTGGTGGAGCCAGCTCGGCAAGCGCCGCTGCCGGATTTCTGTTTGCCGACGTGCTCGGCGAATCTCTCCAACGCAATGCAGCGTTGGCAGCCTATGCTGATCGGGCCCGAGCCGCCGGCCTTGCCTGTGAGCGGCTCTACGATGCCGTGACGCCGTCGCGCGCGCCGTGAGGGCTGTGTTTTACCCAGGGTGCGGTAAAACTCTGCCTTTCAGGACGGGGAGAATGTCACTGGCACTGTCCTGACGCATTCGCTCCGTTTGGACAGACCTGTGTACTGCCAGGAATAATTCCCCAGCTTGAGCCTAATGGTCCAGCACAGGCGGTTAAGGTGAGCGTTACCAGTAGGGGGAGCACGATTTTCATATTTTGATCCCTGATGTATGAAAGTCCGCTTTTTAATTTATCACTATCAGGCTGTGATGGCCGCAGCGAGTATGACAAATCGTGCTATTGAGATCGTTGTTTCACGCCGACAGATTTTTATAAAAAAAATGTGATAGTACGACTCTAGCCAGGATAACCATTATGACAAAACCGGACTGGGCGGCGATTGCAGTGGCGTTCCAGGCCGGAGAGCTGTCCCTACGGGCCATCGGTGCCCAGCACGGCGTATCCGAAGGTGCCATTCGAAAAATGGCCAAAAAACATGGCTGGGTACGCGGTGAAAAAAACGGTACGCAAAAAAGTACGCAGGTACGCAAAAAAGGTACGCAGAAAAAACAGGGAAAAAAGTGCGTACCGGTAAAAAATCAGCGCGGGCAGGAGGATGGGCAAGGGGGCGCAGAGGCGCTCTCCTCTGTTTCACCTGCGGCAAAACCAATTCGCGGTTCACGTCACGCGCCGCCCATCCGTCCTTTTCTGCCGCACAATACGGCGGCGGTGACCCATGGCGCCTATGCCCGCCGCATGCTGTGGCCCGATGACATTATGCAGGATGCGCAGTTGCTGCAGCTGAACGATGAGCTGCTGATGCTGCGGGCGGGCAACCTGACGGCGGCGACGAATATCGGGCGTTGGATAGCGCAGCTGGAGCAGGCAGATCCAGATCAGGGCAAGGTATTACGGGAAAATATCGGCGCGGCGGAGCGGGGGATTTTGCGTAATACGGTGCGCATTGAGTCGCTGGAGCGGACCCTGCGCGTCAATGCGCTGAACGAGGCCACGACGGCCAAGCGCTGGGCGGAGACGCAGCGGCTGACGTCGGAGAACAGCGATGCCGATACGCCGCTGCGGGAGGTGATTGAGCAGATCCAGGGGAGCCAGCAGGGAGGGCGGATCAATGCCGGTTCGGGTGATGAGTGAGCGGGAGCAGCAGGCGCTGGTCCACGGCTATCTGAGCGATCCGTGGTGGCGGCTGGACAATCTGTACCAGATTGTTGATGAGCAGGGGCGGCTGGTGCCTTTTCGGATGCGGCCGGCGCAGCGGCAGCTGTTTATGGAGATGCACGAAAAAAACCTGATCCTGAAAGCCCGTCAGTTGGGATTTTCCACCGCCATCGATCTGTACCTGCTGGATCAGGCGCTGTTCAGCCAAAATGTAAAGTGCGGCATCGTCGCGCAGGATAAGCAGGCGGCGGCAGAGATTTTCCGCACCAAAATCGAGGTGCCTTTCGATCATCTGCCTGGGTGGCTGGCGGGCTGTTTTCATGCGGTAAAGCGTCACGGCGGGGCCTCTGGGGGCTACATCGAATTCGCGCATGGCTCCAATATCATGGTGGCGACCTCTTTCCGTTCGGGCACGGTACAGCGGCTGCATATTTCTGAACATGGAAAAATCTGCGCCAAATACCCAGCCAAGGCGAAAGAGGTGCGCACCGGGACGCTGAATGCGGTGGCCGATGGCAGCATTGTATTTATCGAGTCCACGGCGGAGGGGGTCGGCGGCGATTTTTATGATATGAGCCTGCGGGCGCAGGAAATGGCGCAAAGCCGTTTGCCGCTGTCGTCGCAGGACTATAAGTTTCATTTCTATGCCTGGTGGCAGGATCCCAAGTATGCGGCGGCGGTGCCGCCGGGTGGGCTGCGGCTGAGCCGTCATCACCAGGACTATTTTGCCGACGTTGAGCAGGCGATGCGGATAACCCTTAGCGATCGGCAAAAATGGTGGTACGTGCGCAAGGAGGCTGAGCAGCAGCAGGAGATGAAGCAGGAGTTTCCCTCTACGCCGCGCGAGGCGTTCCTGACCTCTGGGCGCCGGGTTTTCTCCTCGGCATTCATGCTGCAGGCGGAGGGGCGCTGTACGCCGCCCGCGTTGGTTTACGACATCGATCCGGTGACCGGGCGTAAAAATAAGATGCAGGCACTGCGGCAGGGCGCCAGCGATGCGCTGCAGCGTCAGCTGCTCAATTATCTGCTGATCTGGGAGCTGCCCGACCCCGATGAGGTGTATGCCATTGGCGCCGATGTGGCGGAGGGGCTGGAGCGGCGCGATCGCAGCAGTCTGGATGTAGTGAAACAGAGCAGCGGAGAGCAGGTGGCGCACTGGGTGGGGTATTTGGATGCCGAGCTGTTTGCCATGCTGTTGGATAACGTCGGCCGCCTGTACGGCATGGCCTATATCGGCGTAGAGCGTAATAACCACGGCCATGCGGTATTACAGAAGCTGCGGGCGTTGTATCCGCCGCGCTATCTGTATAACGAGCAATTCCTCAACCAGGATACCGATGATGAAACCCGCCGGCTGGGGTGGCTGACCACGCGCCAGAGCAAGCCTATCCTGATCGAGGGGCTGAAAACCCTGCTGCGGGAGGCGGCGGACGGACTACGCTGGATTGGCAGCGTGAGCGAGATGAATACCTACGTTTATGACAAAAATGGCGCGATGGGCGCCCAGGCGGGCTGTTATGACGATCAGGTCATGAGCTATGCCTTGGCCCAGGAGATGCGCGCCCGGATGCCGGCGCGCAGACAGCCGGAGCCTATCAAACATCAGCCAGCCCACTGGATGACCCGATGACCGATCCCTTTTCTTCCCCGGATATTTCGACGGCGCCCGATCGTCAGGGCCAGTTTACCCTGGCTCAGCTGCTGTCTATCACGGCCGATATTCATCATCAGCCGGATTGGCGTTCGGCGGCCAATAAGGCCTGTGCCTACTATGACGGCGAGCAGCTGCCGCCGGAGCTGATTGCCTCGCTGCTGGAGCGCAGTCAGCCGCTGACCATGCATAACCTGATCGCGCCGACGGTAGACGGCGTGCTGGGCATGGAGGCCAAAACCCGCACCGAGCTGATGGTGGTAGCCGATGATCCGCAGCCGGAGTTTGAGGCATTGGCCGAGGCGGTGAATGCCGAGTTCGCCGACGCCTGTCGCCTGGCCAATTTGGGCAAGGCGCGCAGCGATGCCTATGCCGGTATGTTAAAAGCCGGGCTGGAGTGGGTAGAGGTGCGGCGCAGCGACAATATCTTTGGGCCGCGCTATAGGGCGGGTACGGTACACCGCAATGAGGTGTATTGGGACTGGCATAGCCGGGAGCCGGATCTGAGCGACTGCCGTTGGCTGCTGCGTCGCCGGTGGATGGATTTGGACGAGGCGCTGGCTACATTCCCCGCCAAGGCGGCGATACTCCAGAATGCCCGCATGGATTGGCGCGGTTTTATCGATACCGAGCTGGCCGAGGGGCTGGATGCCGATCTGGTCGCGGCCTATGAGGAGTATCAGCAGTACAGCCGCAGGGAGCTGGAGTGGCTGAGCAGCGATCGGCAGCGGGTGCTGCTGCAGGTGGTTTACTATCGTAGCTGGGTGGCGCTGCCGGTGATGACGTTGGCCAACGGACGCGCCCTTGAGTATCAGGCTGAAAACCCGCTGCACGCCGCGGCGCTGGCGATGGGGAGAGTGCAGGTACAGATGGCGCGCAGCAGCCGTATCCGCGAGGCCTGGTTTGCGGGGCCGCACCAGTTGGTGGATAGGCCCTGCACGGCGCCGCAGGGGATGTTTCCGCTGATCCCGTTCTGGGGCTACCGCAAAGATCGCAACGGGGCGCCCTATGGTTTGGTCAGCCGGGCGATACCGGCGCAGGACGAGGTGAATTTCCGGCGGATTAAGCTGACGTTTTTACTGACCGCCAAGCGGGTCATCATGGATGATGACGCGGTGAATATGAGTCGGAAGCAAGTGCAGGAGGAGGTGGAGCGGCCGGATGGACTGATTATTCTGAACCCCGATCGCCGCAATAAGACCACCATCGCCCAGTCGCTGGAGGTGCAGCAGGACTTTCAGGTGGCGCAGCAGCAGTTTCAGGTCATGCAGGACTCCATGAAGTTGATCCAGGATGGTATGGGGGTCTATTCCGCCTTTCTGGGGCAGAACTCTAACGCCACCTCCGGCGTGGCCATCAGCAATCTGGTCGAGCAGGGGGCAACGACCCTGGCCGAGCTGAATGACAACTATCAGTTCGCCTGCCAGCAGGTTGGGCAGCTGCTGTTGGGCTATCTGCTGGAGGATTTGGCGCGGGTGCGTAACCATACCATCGTCGTGAACCGTGACGATGCGCGTCGGCGGAAAAACGTGGCGATCAATGTCGAGGGGAACGACGGCATGAGCAATGATATTACCCGTCTGCGCGCCCATATTGCGCTGGCGCCGATCCAGCAGACGCCGGCCTACCGTTCCCAGCTGGCGGATCGGTTGGGGCAGGTGGTGGCGGGTCTGCCGCCGCAGGTGCAGGCGGCGGTGCTGGATCTGTGGATTTCGCTGCTGGATATTCCCAATAAGACCGAGTTTGTCGAGCGGATCCGTCAGGCGGTAGGAATGGCCAAGTCAGCCGATGAGATGACGCCAGAGGAGCAGGAGGCGGCCGCCCAGCAGCAGCAGGTGGAGCAGCAACAGCTGGCGCTGGCGATGCGGGAGCTGGAGGCCAAGGTGGGTAAGCTGGAGGCCGAAGCCCAGCGCGCCGCGGCGTCGGCGCAGCGTGAGCAGGCACAGGCCGAGGGGCAGCGTTTTCATGATATGAAGACGCAGGCGGAAACCGGGCAGATTTTGCAGGGAATGCAGCAGGATGCTCAGGCGGCCCGTCAGCAGTTGTTAACCCTTATCGAGCAGCAGATTGCCGCGATGCCATTGCATTAGGGTAAAAAGTGAGCTAATTTGCGAACGATGACCCGCCTCGCACTTTTTGCGGGGCTTTTTGTTTTTAGGTGGCTAACGACCGTCTGCCGCTAGGTACACGTCGTTATCGGCTCGTTTACCGATAGCGATCACCAGCAGGATGATTTCGCTATCGTTGACTTCATAAACTAACCGATAACCGGAAGATCGTAATTTTATTTTATAACGGTTAGCGCGCCCACTTAAGCGGGCGGCCGGGATATGTGGATTTTCCAGGCGTTCGATCAGTTTCTTTTTCAACTGGCTTTGAATGGGCGGTGCCAGTTTTTTCCACTCTTTCAGGGCTCGCTTTTCAAAGCTCAGTTTATAGGTCATCGATATTTACGCTGACGAATTCAGCGTCCTCTAGACGCTCATCGGCGATACGATTAAGAGCAGCATTTTCAGCCAGCTCCAGGTAGTAAGCATAGAGCTCCGGTGGAACGCAGTAAAAGGCCGGCTCATTCCGGTTTAAGATTGCGACGGCATTACCGTCACCCTCAGCAATGGTACCCATCGGATTGCGTTTTAGATCGGTAATACTGGCGGCTGTTGTAGTGAGAATTTGGTATGCCATATTTCTTCCCCTTGTCTGATAGATACACTATAGCGCCTTTACGGACACCTTTAAAGGTGCTCTTAATCGTGCTGCGTATGTTCGTAGCCATTATTTTGCAGAGTACAGCGCTTTATTGGCATGTCGATAAACAATAATTTCAAGTATTTCATTTAAAACTAATGAGTTGCACACGCCGCAAAGGGCTCTGTTATCGCAGAGCCCTTTTTCGCATGGGCAGCGACACGCCTTTTTCTGTTTCGGATCTATCCGACAAATAGACAGGCAGGAGAACAATATGGACATCGATGATGCAGATATCGCCGGGAAAACGCCGGACGAGCTGGAGGCATTACTGGCACAGGCCGCGGGCAATGAGGACGACGCCTCGGTAAGCGAGGGCGACCCGGATCTGGCGATCGCACCGGACACGCCGGCGCCCGCAGAGGATGCGGCGCCTGAGGCGGCGTCGGTATCCCCCGCCGAAGAAGGGACGCCGGACGCCGCGGTCACCGATCCCGCCGCTAAAGTGGTACTGGGTAAGGATGGTGTACACCATATTCCCTACGATGTACTGCAGGCCGCCAGGGAGCAGGCGCGCCGTAGCGCGCAGTCGGCGCAGTCCGTTGCCGAGGAGAACGCGGCGCTGAAGCGCACGCTGACGCTGCTGCAGCAGCAGGTGAGCCGGGCAGGGATGCAGCCGGTCACCCTCCCGGAAGAGACGCAGATCAGCACCGAGCAGTTGGATAAGGTCCGTGCGGATTTCCCGGAGCTGGCGGAGATGTTCGAGCAGGTGGTTAACCAGGTGAACTACCTGAATGCGCGGGCGAAGCCGAGCCCCGCGGAGGAGGATGGCGAGATCAACCCGGTGCTGGAGGCGATTGCGCGCAATCCCGATCTGGCACAGTGGTTCGATAATGACATCGATCGACGCGATTTCGCCATTACGGTGGATGAGCGTCTGAAAACCGATCCTGCCTGGCAAGACCAAACCCTGGATGTGCGTTTCGCTGAGGCCGCTCGACGTACCAAGGTCGCGTTTAGCGATCCGGACGTAGCCGAGGCCGGGCCCTCAGCAGAATCGCTAAAAAAACAGGCGGAGGAGAAGCTGGCCGCGGCGGCCGCGACGCTCAGCGTACCCTCTTCGCCATCGGATGTGGGACAGCCGGTAACCCAGTCACCGCAGTCGGTGCTGGATAAGGCAGCCAATGCCAGTGATGGTGAACTGCTGGCCATGATGGCCGGAATGAGTGAGAGCCAGATCGAGGCATTGTTGTCACAGGCCGGTGAGGCGTTTTAACCGGGACAGGAAAAACCATGACGACCATTACCAAAGCCCAAGCGAACAAGCTGTTGCAGGTGGCGCTGTTTACCGCTGCCAACCGCAACCGTTCGTTTGTCAACGTGCTGACGGAGCAGTCCGAGGCACCGAAGCAGGTCATGCCCGATAAAAAGGGGGTGAGCCAAACCAGCTATACCGCGCCGGTGGTGCGGGTAACCGATTTAACCAAGACCAAAGGGGACTCGGTGGATATGCAGGTGATCCACAAGCTGTCCAAACGCCCGACCATGGGAGACCAGAAGCTGGAAGGGCGCGGAGAGAACCTGCAGTTTGCCGACTTTGCGCTGAGCATCGATCAGGGGCGGCACATTGTGGATGCCGGCGGAAAAATGTCACAGCAGCGCTTTAAGCACGATCTGCGCAGTGCGTCGCGCCGTCTGCTCGGCACCTATTTTAACGATCTGCAGGACCAGTGTGCCGTGGTACATCTGGCTGGCGCCCGCGGGGATTTTATGGCGGACGACATTATTCTGCCGTCCGCCGACCATCCGGAGTTTGCGCGGATCATGGTTAACGAGGTCACGCCGCCGACCTACGATCGCCATTTTTTCTCCGGTGATGCGACCTCCTTTGAGCTGTTGGATGCGGCGGATCTGTTCAGTCTGGCGACGGTAGACAATATCGCCCTCTACCTGGATGAGATGGCGCACCCGCTGCAGCCGGTTAGGCTGTCGCGCGATGAGCTAAAGGATGAGGATCCCTACTTTGTCCTGTATGTGACCCCGCGCCAGTGGAACGACTGGTATACCTCTACCGACGGTAAGGATTGGCAGGCGATGATGACCCGGGCGGTACAGCGCTCAAAAGGGTTCGATCACCCGCTGTTCAAGGGGGAGTGTGCCATGTGGCGCAATATCCTGGTGCGCAAGTATGGCGGTATGCCGATCCGGTTCTACCCGGGGGCTCGCGTTCAGGTCTCTGCCAATGATGATGTGGCCTCGGTAAGGACGCTGCAGGCCAATACGGCGATTGACCGGGCGATTTTACTGGGGGGACAGGCGCTGGCCAGCGCGTGGGGGATTGGCGACGGCGGCGGATTCTTTGGCTATCACGAGGAGCGTACCGACCATGACAACGGGCGGGAGATCTCTATTCGTTGGATCAACGGGCTGAAGAAAATCCGCTTTAGGCAGAAAAATGGCCGCGTGCAGGATCACGGTGTGATGGTGGTGGATTCGGCCGTCAGCGGTGACCGGCTGAATAATCCGGGGTGATGTTTTCTCCATGTGGCGTTAGGCAGGCTGCGGCCTGCCATTTTTTTAGGAGTGAATAATGAAAGAGATTAATGCCCCATCAATGCATGACCGGATCTACCAGGGGGCGTTGGGCAATGAGTCCATCGCCGAGAGTTCGGTGACGCTGAATAATCTGGTCAAAGACGACCAGATCCGGCTGTTTGAGCTCCCGCCGGGTATGCGTATTAATGCGCTACAGATCTGTGGCCACGGGCTTAGCGCAGAGAAAACGCTGACGTTCGATATCCTGTCTCCCGCCTCACTCGCTATTGAGCTATTGAGTCTGCCCTTAACGGAGAGGGTATCGGGCGTTTATCCCGTGGCGCCATTGACCACGCCTGAACAGGGAGGAACGCTGGTGCTGAAAGTCGAGAGCGGACCGGTGAGTGGCACGCTGAGTGTACTGGTGCGCTATAGCGTGATCGGATATTAAGTCAATGGGCCCTGCGGGGCCTTTCTCTTTTGGAAGTGAATATGTCTGAGCAAGTTGCAGTGGTCTATATCGGCCCCAAAGTCGAGAAGCGCGATACGGTTACCGGCAGCCGGCTGGTCTTTCCACGTCATATTGCGGTTTCTGTGGATGCCGCGGTCGCATACCAGCTGCTGGCGTTTCCCAGCGTTTTTATTCCGGCAGAAAAACTGGAGGCGTTTTTAGTCGAATCGCAGGAAAAATGCGAGGAGAAACAGCAGGCGTTGCTGGCCGCTCAGGCGCAGGTACGCCTGCAGGCCGAACAGCAGAGCTTTGCCCTGGAGATCGAGGGTACGATCGTCGATATTTCAAAATTTACCGTGGCGCAGCTGATCACGCTGGCGGAGGCGCAGGAGCTGGGGGTGCAGAAAGGCGCCCAGGAAAAGGCGGATGAGTTCCGCGCCCGGGTACGTGATGCGTACCGGGAAAAAACGGCGGTACCAGGCTGATGGCGCGGGCCGATCTCTTTTTGCCAGCGATACGCCGGGGGATTGACGGGCCGTTGGAGATGATGATGCGTGAGGCGCTCCTGAGTGCGGCGATCCGGTTTTGCCGAGCGTCGCTGGTCAGTCGGGAGACGCTGCAATTTGGGGCGAGTCCGGCGGGGGCGTCGCTGTCGCTGGCGCCGGCGGAGAGGACGCTGGCGTTCAGCCGCGTACTGTCGGTGACATCCTGGCAGCCGCCCGATATCGGCAGTGCACTGTGGCCAGGCGTGGATTTCACCGTAGAGGCGGACCAGCTGCAATTGTTGTGCCCGGTAGCGGCGCTGCGCGTGCGTATCGCGACCGAGCCTGTGCCGGGTACCACCGATATCCCCGATGCGTTAGTGGCCTATCAGGAGGCGCTGGCCGCGGGTGCCCTGATGCAGCTGTATATGATGGCGGACAAGCCCTGGAGCGATGCTCAGCGCGCCGACTATTACCGGCTCCGTTTTGTCGATGGTTATCGGGAGGCGTTTCAACGCAGTACCGAGAACGTACCGGATGAGACGGGGTTTCATAATCCAACGCGCCGACACCCCTTTTACTGATGACGACGATTGCCGATGTGATAGGCCGGGTGAATACCCAGCTGAAGGATACCCTGTGGGCGCGCTGGCCGTTGGCCGAGCTGTGCGACTATTTCAATGATGCGGTACGCGCCATTTTACTGGTACGCCCAGAGGCTGGCGCCCACGTAACACAGCTTCACTGCGTTGCGGGTACGCAGCAGCGATTGCCCGCCGGCGTTTTTCGACTGCTGGAGATTGTACGGGTCCATGAGGGGCGGGCGCTGTTACCCGTTCCGCGTGAGGTATTGGATACCCAGTATCCTGACTGGCACCGGCTCACGGGGCCCGTAGAGCGCTACTGCTACAGCGATCGGACCCCGCTGATTTATTACCTGTTCCCCGGCGTAGAGGCGGTGTTGACGCTGGATGCGGTGGTATGCCGCATTCCTGCCACCGTGAGCATCGCTACCTTGCAGGATGATGCGGCGCATCAGGCGGTACCGCTGGATCCGGCCTATATCAATCCGCTCATTGACTGGATGCTGTACCGCGCTTTCAGTAAAGACAACGAGGGGGGCGCCAACGTGGCGCTGGCGATGCAGCATTACCAGGTATTCGCCGAGCAGCTGGGGAGTAAACAGCGGGCCGACGCCATACTCCGCCAGCAGCTGCGCGTGAGGTATACGGGAGGAGAGCTTTGAATATATTGATTTCCGGGGCATTACACGATCCGACCGGTAAAGCGGTATCCGGAGCTCAGATCACCTTGACCGCCACCGCGAATAGCCCTCGGGTGTTGCGCGGCTTTACCTGCAGTACCGTCTCCGCGCGTGATGGACACTATGCGTTTGAGCTCGCGCCGGGAAGCTATGCCGTCAGCGTGGCCCATCAGGGGCGCAATTTTGTTTACGGCGCGGTGACGCTGGCTGATGACGCGGCACCCTCATCGTTAAATGCGTTGTTACAGCAGCAGGTGATGGAGCAGGAGGTGACGCCGGAGGTCATACTCTACTTTCGCCAGATCCAGCGTAAGGTGTCTGACGATGTCGTTATCATGCAGCATCTACAGCAGGATAGCGGTCAGGCCGCTCATGCTGCGCAGGAGAGCCAGCGACAGGCACAGGCGTCGGCCACCGACGCCGCCGAAAGTATGCGGCAGGCCGCGGCCCATAGTCTGGTGGCCGAGCAGGCCGCAGACATGGCGGCGGATCATGCTCACGCCACGCAGGAGAGTCAGCGACAGGCGCAGGCGGCGGAGAGGGCGGCCGCAGGAAGTGAACAGCGGACGTTGGCTCACCGCAGCGCCACCGAGCAGGCGGCGGAAAACGCAGCCGTACGGACGGTCGCTGCCGCGGCTGATGGTTTGCGTGAGGAGCGTGAGCGGACGGTATCGGCCAGGGTGCAGGCTGAACGTGCGGCGGAAAGTGCCGCTCAGTCTTCGCAGCAGGCTGGCGTCTGGGCTCAGGATGCGCAGGCGGCGGCCGATAGCTCTCAGCATATCGAGCTGGCGGTCAAGCAGGCTAGGGATGATACGGTGCGCTATGCCGCAGAGGTGCAGGAGAATACCCGCCAGACGGTGTTATCTGCCCAGCAGGCTAAGGAAGATACGGATACCGGCCTGCTGGTGGCACAGGATATTGCCCGTCAGGTGGAAGAGGTCAATGTCGCCGTGAGCCGCGTGTCTGAGGAGGTCACGTATGTTGAACAGGCGGTAGCGCAAGCGGTAGACAAGGCGTCGGTAGATAGCCCGGTTTTTACCGGAACACCGTTGGCGCCGACGCCGAGCGAGGCGGCGATAGGGCAGGAGATTGCCACGGCGGCGTTTGTATTGGCGCAGGTCAGCAAGCTGATCAACGCATCACCGGCGGCCCTGGACACGCTGCAGGAGCTGGCCGCGGCACTCGGTAACGATCCCAATTTTTCATCAACGGTGATGAGGATGATTGGCCAAAAGCTGGATGCGGCGCAGAACGGGGCGGATATTCCGAATAAGGCTCGTTTTCTGCAGAATATTGGCATCGTCGAGGCGACGACCACGCGCAAAGGCATCGTGCAGTTGAGCGACAGCATCAGCAGCACCAGTACCACCCAGGCGGCGACGGCCAATGCGGTAAAACGCACCTATGACAAGGCCATCCGTAGCGCCAGCATCAGCCAGGTGGGGCGGGTACAGCTTAACGACAGCTTATACAGTACCAGTACCACCCAGGCAGCGACGGCCAATGCGGTAAAACGCACCTATGACGAGGCCACCCGCAGCGCCAGCACCAGCCAGGCTGGGCGGGTACAGCTTAACGACAGCATCAGCAGCACCAGCACTACGCAGGCGGCGACGGCCAATGCGGTAAAACGCACCTATAACGAGGCCACCCGTAGCGCCAGCATCAGCCAGGCTGGGCGGGTACAGCTTAACGACAGCATCAGCAGTACCAGTACTACGCAGGCAGCGACGGCCAATGCGGTAAAACGCACCTATGACGAGGCCACCCGCAGCGCCAGCACCAGCCAGGCTGGGCGGGTACAGCTTAACGACAGCATCAGCAGCACCAGTACCACCCAGGCGGCGACGGCCAATGCGGTGCGTAAAGCGTACGAGCGAGCAGATGCCTTTCTTATGCAGCCACCTCCGCCGCTTCCTGAGGCCAGCATCACGCGGGCGGGGATTGTGCAGCTCAACGACAGCCTCGGCAGCACCACCACTATGCAGGCAGCGACGCCGAATGCGGTGAGGATAGCGTTTGAGAAAGCGGTTAATGCTACTACGTTGGCACAACAAGCCCTTCAGCAGATAGAGGCACTGTCTCGGCTCCCTGGACCCCCAGGCCCTCCTGGTCCTCCTGGCCCTCCTGGTCCCACAGGCCCCACAGGCCCACAGGGACCTCAGGGGTCATCCGGGGGGAGTGGCAGTGATAGCCCCGGGAATGATCGTTAATTTTCAATTCGGTAAGCATATGCGCATTGGCGTGTCCCCCCATCAATATGTCTGATAGGTCTTTCTAAAAAGATATATGACTACAATTGATATCTCTCTGATGCGCGGTGAACAGCCCCGGATCGTTAGCCACCTGTTGCCTGAAACCAATGCCACCCTGGCTCAAAACTGTCATTTCCGGCACGGCGTCATTACGCCGCTCTATGCGGATAAAGATGCGGAGATCTCCTTTTCTCTCGATCCCCAGACGCTGTTTCATTACCGGGATGATGTCTGGTTTGCCTGGGTGGGGCGGGTTCAGGCCATACGCAGCCCGGTGGCACAGGATAAGTATGGGCGGGTCTATTTTACCGATGGTCAGGCGCCCCGGGTGACCAGTGCCCAGATAGCGACTCAGGGGGCCGGGCATTACCCGGCGGCCAGCTACCGGCTCGGCGTTCCGGCGCCGGGACATCCCCCGGGCATCGGTGAAATTACGAATCCGAACGGGGAGGAGAGAAACGACCCGCTGGATGATGAAACCCGTTTTTATGTCGAAACCTATGTCACGGCCTATGGGGAGGAGGGGCCGCCGGGGCCGGTCTCTCGCGAGGTGACCATTCCGACCCCCGACTGCCGGATCACCCTGCATCTGACTTCGCCGGTTATCCAAAACCACAACCTTACCCGCCGTCGGCTTTACCGCTCGGTTACGGGGGGCGGGGCGGCGGACTATCTATTGGTCGCAGAGTTGGCTCTTACCCAGAAGGAGTATGTCGATGGCTTGTCCTCTGCGGCGTTGGGCGGTGCGTTGGAAACCTATGACTACCTGATGCCGCCGGACAATATGGTGGGGCTGTGTTTGATGGCGAACGGCATTGCGGCGGCGTTTGCCGGCAATGAGGTGATGTTTTCTGCGCCCTATTTACCCTATGCCTGGCCGAGTGCCTATCGACAGAGTATTGAGCACAATATTGTGGCTATTGCCGCGCTGGGTACCGCTCTGGTTGTGGCGACACAAGGGTACGCCTATCTGTTCAGCGGCGTCTCGCCGGGCAGTATGACCAGCAGCAAGCTGCCGATTATGCAGGCGTGTCTCAGCGCAGACAGCATGGTCGAGATGGATGGCTTTGTGCTGTATGCCGCGGCCAATGGGCTGGTGTCTGTCGATGCTGCCGGCAATGCGTTGGTGGCAACGGAGGCGATTGTTGAGCCGCGCCAGTGGCGCCAGCGTTTTCAGCCTGAAACTATCCGCGCATGGCGGGTGGAGGGCGAGTATTTTGCCCTGTACCGGGATGCGCGGGATCGTCCCGCGGGATTTGTTTTCGATCCGCGGGCGATGGATCTTCGCCGTGTGGATACCGACTTTGCGTGCGCCGGCTATCGACTGGAGAACGAACAGCTGTATGTGGTGAGGCGGCGGCAGTTATATCAGCTGCAGCAGGGGACACAGCCTCGTCAGATGCAGTGGCGATCCCGGGTGTTTTTGGCCCACGCCGCCGTGTCGTTTGCGTGTCTGCGGGTGCTCAGCCCCCAGCTGCTGCGGGTGGGGATCCAGATTGTGATTGACGGTGAGGTGGCATTCAGTTTGCCGCCTGGCGCACTGACGGAGCCCTGCGTGAAGCTGCCGATACTGTCCGGCCGTCGCTGGCAGATCGCGTGCTTTGGTACGGCATCGGTCGAGCGCCTGACGCTGAGCACATCGATGGATACGCTGCCACCTTGACGGCGCGCTTCCCTCAAGGCCGAGGTTTCCCGGAGGCATTCTGATGAGTAAACGCCATGCGTTTCGCGCCGGACGCAGCCTGGATTCGCTGTATGAAAACGTTGAGCTGATGACCGGACAGCGCGGTGACGGGCAGGATAAGGCCATTACCGCCCGGGAGTTGGTCGCGCTGGGGCTGGCGCGACCCCTCCGTGGACAGGGGGGGAGCCTGCAGCTGCGGCCGGGCCTGGGGGGACAGGCCTGGCCCGACGATCGCCGCCGGGTCGATTTTCCGCAGGCGCCGCAGGGGCTGCAGGTCAGCGGCGGATTTAGCGCCGTGCTCTTGGAGTGGCGTGCGCCGACGTATGGCGGCCATGCCCTGACAGAGATTTACCGTCATACGCAGGATAATTTGGCCGATGCCGTGCTGGTGGCGACGTCGGCATCGGTGATCTACGGTGACCCGGTTGATCCGGGATGGCAGGGATTTTACTGGATACGCTTCGTCAATACGGCCGGTGTGCCCGGGCCGTTCAATGCGCCGGCGGGGACGGCGGCGCAGACTCATCCAGAGATCGATGCCGTCGTGTCACTGATTGCGCGTGAAATTAATGGTTCTCCGCTGATTGCCGCGCTGGCCTCAGAGCAGGAGGCGGAACAGCAAGCGCTGAGCGAAACGCGGGAAAATCTCCGCGATATCGATCGGGCGGGGAGCCAGGCATTTCAGTCGCTGTGGCGCCAGAAAAACCACGTCGGAGACATCAGCGCAGGCATCGGCATCGTCGCCGGCAGCGATCCTCAGGGCAACGTCTTGAGCCAGGTGGCGATTGCAGCCACGCAATTCTTTATTTTTGACCCCAATAATCCCAACGATGACGGCACCTACTCATTCCCGTTTGTGGTGGATGGCAACAGCGGCCGCGTCGTCATGACAAAGGCGGCGATCGAGCAGGCAACCATCCAGATTTTGCAGGCACAGCGTATCGTGGCCGATGAGGTAATGGCCGGCATTCGGATCAGCGCTCCGTATATCAGCGCCGCGCAGATCTACGCGTCAGAGATAATCAGCCTTGGGGAGCCGCCGACCTTTTCCTTGACGACCGATGGCGTACTCAGCGCGCGTCATGCGGACATTAGCGGCACTATTCACGCCACCAGTGGCACCCTGAGCCGGGTCACAATCGATGAAACCTGTGACGTCAAAGAGATCCGCGCCGAGTCGATTAAGGGCGATATCGTCAGATGTTGGACCCTTCTGAATGGCCAGACGATTGTGGTTGAGCCGGCCCCCTTTGAGCGGCGGTTAGTGATCCCCGCCTGTGTGGTTTCAGGGGCGACGTTTGAAAGCACCAGCTCCCACGGTGATGGCAATGAGCGGCGATCGTTCTCATATGATGGGGGATACGTCAATTTGGTTGTCGATGGCGCCACAGTGCGGCTGTGTACCCAGTCCGGCGATGGGGTCAGCGCGGGTCAATGGATGTCATCACTACCGCGAGATACAGCGGTTTCCATTGGATACGATGGGGGAAACCACAGCAAAAATAGCAATAAAGATAAGCAATATTACCCCGATTCACTGCTATTAATGGCGTTTAAAGCGTGACGCCCGCCCTCTATCACCAGCTTATCCGCGCCGCCGCCGATGACGGAGGCCAATCCCTGCTTGATGACATCAACCGGACATGCCGGCGGGGAGAGGCGCTGTGCCTTGGCTCTGAGCAGGTTCGGCTCGTCCTGCGGCTGAGGCTGCGTGACGGGGTGCCGTATGTCGTCGTTTGGCTGGCCGCCAGCACCTTGCCCGATGGTCTGCGGCGTTACACCCCGCTGGTCAAGATGATGACCCGCCAGGTCGGGGGACACTGGGCAGAGTTCGCGACCCGGCGGCGTGGGTTTGTCCGGCTGGCGGGACGGCTGGGATTTGAACGGTTGGCGGATGAGGGGGCGTTTCTGCGATTTAAAATTCCGCTTTAAGGGGGCGACGATGGGAAAGGGTGGCAGCACGGAGATTAAGGAAACCTCACAGGAAAAGGCCGCCGCGGAGGTGGCGCTGGAGCAGTGGAAACTGTACCAGCAGGAATTACGGCCCTTCGAAGATCTGTTTATACGGCAGGTCGGAGAGCTGAACGCGCCGTCGCGCTATGACCAGTTGGCCGGTGAGGTGAACTTAGGGTATCAGCAGGCATTTGGCCACGCCAGAAAGCAAACGGCAGATGCCCTGAGCGCATCGGGTGTCGATCCGGGCAGCGGCAAGTTTCGGGCAGCGCTGCGGGATAGCGTCAGCGATCAGGTGGTTGGACAGATCGACACCGCGAATCGGGCGCAGAGCAGCCAACAGGACCGCTATATCGCCGGCCTGCAGGACGTCGCCGCTATCGGTAAGGGGCAAAAGGCCGATGCGCTGAGCGGGTTTAACGATATCGCCGGGGCGGCACAAAGCCGCGCGGCCAGCGATGCCTATACCCATATCAATGATCGGCTGGCGCTGGGGGGCGCCGTCGGAACCGGTATCGGTATCGCAACGCGTAGCTACGGCGCACCCGAGAAAAAGGATGCGTAAGGTGTGGAGGGCTGACAGGAGGACGCGATGGGATGGGCATCCGATACCTATGCCGATTTGACCCGGCAACAATATCAGGACTGGAAAAAACGGTTTTATCCGCAACTGAAAAAAATGATGGATTATGCCGCGGGCGATCGACTGTTAAGCGATCAGCTTTCCCGGGCCGATAGGCATACCCAGAACTCGCTGCGCTCGGCATTGAGCGGGCAGGTCAATCAGATGGCCCGCTATGGCGCGCCGGCGGCCCGAGATCCGCAGGACAACAGTTTGGGACTGCGCACGGCGCTGGCCCATGCCGGTGCTAAAAACAGTATTCGCGGTGCGGCAGAGGATCGTCAGCTGAATATCCTGACTGGCGGTTCCGCGGGCGTACGTGAGCAGATGAGGGTGGGGGGCAGCACTTAATGGGATATGGATTAATCGATGTGGGCAGCCAGGCCCGTAGCCAGGCCGTGCAGGGTGTAAAGCAGAGCTCTGAGCGCGAGAGGCAGCGAGAGATGGCGAATAAGCAGATCCAACAGCAGCAGCAGGCTGCCCGCTTGAATTCCGCGGGCGCCGGCGCCGGCGTGGGGGCCTATGTGGGGGCGGGGACGTCGGTTGGCGGTCCCGTCGGCGCCGTGATTGGTGGCGTTCTGGGGCTGCTGGCCTCGGCGCTGTTTTCCTGAGCGTGTGACGGGAGGATGAAACGATGGGGATCCAGGGGCTGGCTGAGGGGCTGTTAGCCGGGTTCAACGTGGCAGACACCGCGCTGAGCCGCCGTGATGCACTGAAGCTGCGCGAGCAGGAGAATCAGCGCCAGCAGGATAACACCGATCGTCTGTTCAACCAGACGCAGGAGCAGAACCGGTGGAACCGGGAGTACCAGCAACAGCGGGATGCCGTACAGGATAAGCGCTGGGCGATGGGGCAGGCGTTAGCGCAGGAACGATTCAATCAGGAGAGGGATGAGCACGCGTATCAGCGAGGACAGAATGAACGTGAGCAGCGTCTGCGACAGGAGATGCCGCTGGTTAAAGCGGGCTATGATGCTCTACATAACGGACAGTATGAGCAGGCCAATCGGATATTTTCACAGGTGTCAGCGGACAGCCCACTGCACCCCGCACACTATTTTGGCGAGCAGCCGCTCGGCGTCGCCAAAGCGATCATTCAGGAGGTGCCTCGGGTGCTGGCGGGTGAGCTGGATTACAACGGCCCCGAGGCGATGGCGATACTGAATCAGGCATTCGATGCCGATCTGAAGCGCAGCGTCGGGCAGAGGGATCCCGCAAGCGGTAAGACGATTACGGATACCCGACTGATACACTTGGGGCGCAGCGCCGATCATAAGGGATTTATCGGAACCCTGCAGGTCACCTACGATGATGGCTCGTCAGCTGAAAAGCCGTTGACCCGCCATGGCTCCGCCGATCCGCGGGATACCGTGCCAGTGATCCCCGTAGAGGCGTTGCTGGGGGGAATGTATAACTACGTCCGCACCGTGGGATTCATGAACCAGCCCCAGCAGGTCGAGTTTATGCATCGTTTGGTTAACCCCGAGTCGGTTAATCAAGGGGATAACAGCATGATTCGTGACTACCAGCGTTATGCCTATGAGCTGGACAAAGAGGAGGCCGACGCATTGTACGGTATTGAGAAGCCGAGCAAACGGGCAGAAACGCAGGCTTATTATGACGGGCTGCGGGAACGGCTTGATCAGCGTTTCGGCTATGGCGCCGCGGATGATCCGGGCGGGCAAACCTTGCCTGCAGCTCTCCAGCGCTGGGCGGGGAAGGATACCGACAGGCAGGCGTTTGTCCGTGAGGGGAGCCGGCGGGGAGTGCTGCCGGCAGCGGTGACAGCGCGTCAATTGGATGCCATGTATGCCGATGCTCGGGGGCAGAGCCCTGCCGGGAAAGCGCGGTCTGCTGAGGGGGGTGAGGCGCTGAAGCTTAAGGTTTCCGCTCTGCGCCGTGATCTGCAGCAGGCCTCCTCGCCAGAAAGCCGCGCGCGTATCGCGGGGGAGTTGATGGCGATGGAGCGGGCGTTAACGCGCAGTCAGAGCAAACCTGACCCGCGGGCGCGCCAGGAGCCCACGCAGGCAGGCGCATTGTCCACGCCGCTTGAGGACCATTGATGGCGTCTCCTTTCCTTCCCCGAACCGCTGATAGGCGGTTTTTTTTCGTCTGAATACAGGCATCTCTCTTTAGCAGGAGGCATCCCGTGGCGAACGCCCCCCAAGATCTGCGCCCTGAACAGCAACGATCCGCCGCCGAGCGGCAGTCCTTGAATATCCAGCGGCCGGATGAAGGCCTGTCGGCTTACTGGGACAGCTATGATCCCCAGAAATACGCCGGGTTTTCTGATGCGTTAGAGGAAGACAGCGGCACTCTTTTCTCTGATACCGGCAACCTGCTTCTGAGTGGTGCGGTCTCGACGGCCGCCAGTCTGCGGGAGGTAGCGAGAAAGGCGATGCCAGACAGCGTGGTGTCTGTCGCCACCGATCTGCTGGCGAATCAAGTGCCCGGTTTTGATGAAGCGACATTTTGGCGCGACGCTCAGCAGAAGGCCGTGGGCCGTTTGTCTGCGGATATGCAGCAGGCGCGGGACAAGACGTTCTGGGAGAGCGGTCAGGGCTTTGGGGAGGCCTGGGGCGATCCGCGCAGCTATTTTGCCGGGGCCGTCGAGTCGCTGCCGGGTATGGTGGTGTCCATGATACCGGCCATGAGGCTGGCTAAGCTTACCTACAGCGCGAAGGTGGCGCAGGGGGTCGCGGCCAAAGAGGCAGCGGCCAGCGCGGAGCGGGTCGCCAGGCTGACCGGATCCATCTCGGAGGGGGTGCTGGCCGGAGGCGCGTCATCCCGTGCGGTTAAAGAGGCCATTTATGCCCTGCCGGATGATGTGCTGCAGCATTCGGAGGCGGCGCAGAACCTGTTGGCCTCCGGGATGAGCGTGGAGGCGATACGCCGGGCGCTGGCGGAGGATGCCTCGACCAAGGCGTTTCTCATGTCGGGCGTAGCGACCGGCCTGTTCGGCGGTCAAGGTGATACGGTGCTCGCCAAAATCATGACCGGTCAGCTGAAACAGGGGATCGTGAAGCGTATTGCCAAGGGCGCCGTAGCAGAGGGTATCTTGGAGGAGATGCCGCAGTCCGCCCTGAGCCAGATGGCGGAAAACTACGCTCTGCAGACGGCCGATCCGCAGCGCCCACTTTCTGAGGCGGTGATGAACCAGGCGCTCGGCGGCGTGGCCATCGGCGGCGTGATGGGGGGGACGCTGGCGGGAGCGAGTCGCCCGGGGCGGTGGCAGGCGCCAAGCGACGCGCCACAGGCTGAAGACGCGCCACAGGCTGAAAATGATAACACGACGGCCGACGCTGCCGCAGAGGCGGCAGAAGCGCAGACGCCGGAGGCGTATCAGCGCTATCAAACCCAGTTTGCGCCGTTGGATCGCGATGCGCTCTTGCAGCATTACGTCGATGCCGATCTGTCCGAGGCGCCGGATGCGGCAGAGAAAAAACGGGCGGCCCATGAGCGGCTGCAGGCGCTGGAGCATGACGATGAGGTCAAGGCAGCGGCGCTGCAGCTGCGCAGGCTACCTCGACGCGATCTGCTGGCGCAGTACCATACGCTGAATGAAAAGGCGACGCGCACGGCGGCGGAACAGCTGCAGTGGGAGGCTGCCCGCCAGATCCTAGGGCAGAGGATAGCTACGGCGACCCCACGTCCTGCGGAGGATGCCTCATCGGGGAAGGGTGAGGAACAGGCGAACCTTGAACGGGAGGCCTTGCGGACATGGCAGGCTGCGCCGTTACCGAAAGCAGATATCAGTACGGGTGCCGGGCTCCCTGAGTATATGACCGGCGAGGGACGGGCGTTGGGGGGGACATCCGATCCATTTAGGGCGAGAGCGCCAGACGATGAGGAGAAAACGGTTGATCTTTCCTTGCAGCCTGCCTATTTGCGACAGGATCCGCGCATTCAGGGGTTTGCGGAGGACAGCCCGCTGCAGCAGGCGTTGTCTCAGCCTGGGGCACCTTCGGCTACCGCTCTGGTCCAGGCGCAAATACGGCGCGGTGAGCAGGGACTGACGCCTGATGAATGGGAGACGCAATTACAGGCGGAAGACTCCCGCCAGCAGCGGGCTCCGCGGTTACCCGCACCGGGGGATATTTCTCTGGGGCGGGGGTTCCCGATGCCGGGCCCGGTGGCACGGGTGGATGATAGGCCAACGGGGCCAGGGCCCGCGTTTTCTGCGGGTGTTCGCACGGTTTTACGCCCTGATGAGGCGGTGTTGCCCGTCTCGGCACAGAGGGCTACGCAATCCTCAACAGCGCCTGCGCCAACGCCGGCCGCCGAGGTCTCGCCCATGTCCATGGCATCGCAGGCTAGCGGGCTGCCTTTGCATGTGGCACCGCCGGACAATATGGGGGAGCACGTCGAGCAGGCTATCCCAGCATCGACCGAGATCGCGCCGGAACCCCGCCCGAAGACGTTTTATTCACACCAGCCCGATCGCCCAAGCGGCAGCTTATCTTTTGAGCGGGTATCGCAGATTGTCCAAGATTTTGAACAGGCGTATAAGGGTAATATTCCCATAGAGATTAGGGTTTATCGGCGTCAGGAGGATGCTTATGGACCACAAGCCACCAGAGAAAACGTTGGACGTATTGCCGGCGCCTTCCACGGAGGGACAGGAGGAAGGACAGTATCTCGATATCCCGATGCGAATAACGCGCTTCGAACCACCGCCGGCGCCCCCCACGGAGGGGGAGGGCCAGTATCTGGAGATCCCCGAACTGATAACGTTACGCGACCCTCCTTTGTATTGGTCAACGCGGCTAGCATCCGAGACGAAGCCGATGCAAGACGCACCCTGCGACACGAAATCCTCGGCCACTTCGGCCTCAACACCTTTACGCCAGCGGATAAAAGACAGATTTTGGACGCGATTATGGCGGCGCAAGGAGAGAGTGCGCTAGCGCCATTTTGGGCGCGTGTCAGGCGGAGGTACGCGGATAAGTCTGGGTCTATCCAGGCTGAAGAGGTCTTTGCCTTAGCCGCCGAGCAGGAGCGAAAGGAGCGTGGTGCCCGTTCTGGGCGACGTATTATTCCGGCCCGCGTTTTACACGCGGTGCAGAGCGGGTTGCGCCGCGCTGGGCTGGTGGCGGGAGGCATGAGGCTCGGCGAACTGTACGACGCCGTGGACGCAATTTCCGATGGTATTCGCCATGGCCATCGTCAGCAACAGATCTTCCCTGCGAATGATCAGGCCCAGTTTACGCGGGAGGAGGCTGACGTTGCAGACGGGCGGATGATGCCGCTTCCGGCTCAGCGCCCGCCTTGGCCCGCCGATTTTCCCGATGTGGTGCTGCATGCTCGGCTGGGGGATGCAACGGCGCACCCTGACTATGCGGCGGCAAAAGGCGGGGATAAAGATGCCGCCTACAGGTTGGTTGCTGACGTGCTTAATAAGGCTGCCATCGACGATATCAGAGGCATCATCGGAAACCATAGCGTTGTGTTGACCGCCGTTCATGCCGAGGAGGCGAGCGGGCGCAATAAAATTCCACAAGCGATGGCCGAGGTCTTGGGAAAAGTTCTGCATCAAGAGGTCGATAGCGGTATCGTGCAGACGGTGCGGGTGGGGCGCAGCGGACTGGATGGCTTTGGCCGCCTGGCTAATCAGCCCGGCTTCGCCGGCGAGGTGCGGCGCGATGTGCCCTATTTCATCTTGGACGATACCCTGACGCAAGGGGGCACCTTGGCCGGGCTGCGGGGGTATATCGAGGCGCAGGGGGGACAGGTGATCGGCGCCTCGGCGTTGACGGGGAAAAAGTATTCAGCAAAAATGGCGCTATCGGCCGCGACGCTGGCGCGCCTGCGCACCCATTTAGGAGGGAGCAACCTTGAAAACTGGTGGAAGCAACAATTTGGCTACGGCTTCAGCGGACTCACCGAGTCCGAAGCCAACTACCTCCTTCGCGCCGGTGACGCTGACGCCATCCGAGATCGCCTCCTTGCAGCGCGACAAACGGGAAGCCCATCAGTATTACCAGAGCCTGCTGGAGACGGCAGATCTCTCCCACCTGATGTAACCCACCGCGCCGCGCAAAACGCCTCCCCCCACGGAGGCGTTTCTGTTTTGGGCGACGGCAACCGACTGACGGAGACGGGGCACAGCCCAGAAGTCGCCAGCGGGAATAACCCGATCCCACAGATTAATGCCATCGTGCGGGGCGTCCTGCGCAAGCTGAATGCGCCATCGCTGCAGGTGCGGGTCGTGCAGACACAGAAAGAGGCCGAGCCCTTAGCCGGTGAACCGCTGGCGCAGTACGGTAAGGTTCACGCCTTCTACCGCCCGCAGTCGCAGGAAATCGTGCTGATCGCCGACAATCTCCCGACGCCGCGCATGGTGCGGGAAAAGCTGCGCCATGAAGTGATCCACCACGCCTTAGAGCAGGTGATCACGCCCGAGGAGTACCAACGCATCATTGACCGGGTGATGGAGACCCGCGCCAGCCGAGATGCGGTTATCCAACAGATTTGGCGCCGAATCGATGCCGCCTATGGACAGGAGCCGGTCGCGGTACAGGCCGGGGAGTTTCTGGCCCACATGGCAGAAAAACAGATGCCGGGCCGCTTTAGCGCGCTGTGGGATCGGGTCGTCTCGCTGATCAAAACGCTCCTTAACCGTATCGGGTTGTTGCCCACGGTCGATGCCGAGAATCGCATCTATCTACGGGATACCTTACGCACCCTGGGGCAGCGGCTACGCCAAGGATTCCCAGCAAGCGGTAGTGATGGTTCGGTACGTTATCGGCGGGAAAAAGAAGCCCCCGGTAACCCTCTGCACCGTGGGCTTCAATTGCCCAAAGGGGAGCATTCTTACCCGGAGCCGTCGGCAAGGGATCAGCCCGATAGGTCGGACACGCATCCTTCACCTGAGCCAACGATACGTTCCGCTGAGGATGTGCGCAATAGTCAGGCCCGTTACTCGCGAGAGGGCACCGCCCTTGAGCAGACGATACGGCGCAAAATGGGGTTAGAGCCGGAGCGCGGCTGGGGCGATAAGGCGCACGATGTCTATCGCGATTGGACAGCGCAGAGCCCGTCGGCGCGTAAGGGATGGCTGCGTGATCTGGGGCGGCGGCTGAATACCGCCACCTTCGACGGTCTGGCGCCGATCAAGTATGCCGAGGAGAGCCAAGGCAAAGCGGAGGCGGCCAGTTCGGCCTATATTGCCGCCCGCCTGGCCGCCGGCGCCAATACGGTGATGGCGGCGACGCTGGAGCATGGCCTGCCGGTCTACAACCCGCAGAGCGGCGTCATTGAGCGCAAGGCGGGCAGCGGCAAATCGGATGCGCTGCTGGGGATCTTGGATGCGCTGGGGAAACACCGCGAGGATTTCTTCATCTGGATCGCCGGGCATCGCTCCGAACGCCTGATGCAAGAGGGGCGAGAGAAGCTGTTCAGCACCGATGAAATTCGCCATATGAAGGCGCGGGATCGCGGCAAGGAGACGCTCTTTGCCCGGCAGAAGGTGAAGTATGACGCGCTGGTTAAATCCCTGCTGGACTTACAGCAGGCCACCGGGCTCATCTCTCCCGAGCGCCGTGCCACGTGGGAGGATGCGTGGTATTTACCCTATTTCCGCCAGACGGAGGATGGGCGTGTCGTGGGCCCTTGGTCTACCCGCGGGATAGCCAACCAGCGCAGCACGGTGCGGCGCCTGAAAGGGAGCGAACAGGCGATTAACGATCCGGTCGAGAATCTGGTGAACTACGCCGCGCGCGCCATCGATGCAGCGATGAAGAACGAGGCGATGCGCCGGATGGTGGTCAATCTGGCGGATAGCGGGGTGATTGAGACGATCGAGAAGCCCAATCGCATCGATTACCAGCGTCTGGGCAAACGCCAAGGCGTTGCCAAAGTCTATCTAGAGGGTGAGGAGCAGCTGGTCGAGGTGAGCGATCCGGTATTATTCCGGGCCATCACCATGATGGATGTGGAGCGCAGTAATGCCCTGTTTATGCGGGCCGCGCGTCAGGCCAAACGCATTCTGACCATCGGCACCACCAGTATGCCGGATTTTATCATCCGTAACTTTATGCGCGACTCGCTGCATTCCTGGGCCATCAATCAGGATGGGGTGCGTGCGGTCACCAGCGCCTGGGGCGGGCTGAAAAAAGCCTATCGCCAGGATGATACGCTGATCGAGATGATGTTCGCCGGCGCCACCTTTGGCGGCGGCTATGCCAATGCCTATGATCCGGCCAGTACCGCGCAGAGCATGCGGGCTATCCTGCGCCGCAAGGGCTACAGCGACAGCCAGGTGCGCCGGTTTGAATCCAGCATTCTCCGCGATGGACAGGACGCACTGCGCCGGTTAGGCGGTGTCTGGTCGCGCTATCGCCACCTGAGCGAGGCGGCAGAGAATGCCAACCGCGTCGCGACGTATCAGGCGGCGTTAAAGGCGGGTAAGGGCAGCGCGCAGGCGGCCTTTGAGGCGCGCGACCTGATGGACTTCAGTATGCAGGGGGCGGCAAAGAGCATGATCGCGCTGACGGACATGCTGCCCTTCTTCAACGCCCGTATGCAGGGGGTGGGCAAGTTGGCGCGCGCGGTGAAAGCTAACCCGCAGGCGGTGGTGACGCGGGGCGGTCTGATCGCCGCCGCCTCCGTGGCGCTGCTGGCGGCCAACTGGGATGACGAGCGCTATGAGGCGTTGCCAGACTGGGACAAGGATATCTACTGGCATTTTTTCATCGGCGATCAGCACTTCCGCCTGCCGAAGCCGTTCGAAATTGGGCTGATGTTCGCGACGCTGCCGGAGCGGATGATCCGCGCCATCGGCGGAAAAGAGAGCGGGAAAAAATTCGCCAAGCTGGTGGCACATAATTTCATGGAGCAGCTGGCGTTTAACCCGATCCCGCAGATCGCGCTGCCGCTGGCCGAGAACCTGGTGAACTACGACTTCTTCAGCGGTAACCCTATCGAGGGGATGGCGGACGCGAACCTGCTGGCCGGCGCCCGCTATGATCAGCGTACCAGCCTGCTGGCGCGCCAGGTCGGTGAACAGCTTGGCTGGTCACCGAAAAAGATAGATCACCTGATCACCGGCTATACCGGCACCCTGGGCGCCTACGTGCTGGGGGCGATGGATATCGTGCTGCGGGGGATGGGCGAGTACGGCGAGCGTCCGGCGCTGCGGCTGGATGAGCTGCCGGTGATCAGGTCGTTTCTGCGGGGGGCAGCACCGGCTAAATCGACCCAGTACAGCGACGATTTCTACCGCATGATGCAGCAGGCGAATCAGGTTTATGGCACGGTTCAGCGCTGGAAACGGGAGCACCGCATTCAGGATAGCCGAGCGCTGAGCGTGGAGAAGCGCGGGGTATTGGCCAGCCGGCGCCGGCTCAACCGGACGTAGCGGGAGGTGCGCCAGCTGAACAGCCAGATCCAGCTGGTGCAGCTGCACACCAGCCTCAGCGCCGAGGAAAAGCGTCAGCGCATCGACAGGCTACTGGCGCGCCGCAACCGCATCGTGCAGCAGGCGGTGATGCGGGTGAACCGGTGGTTTGATTGACCTCTCCCCGTGGTTCTATACCCGCGTAACCGGTGCCAGGGTGAAACTGGCAAAACGGCGCAGATGGGCTACGATTATAGAGCAAGGCACTCAATGCCTGCATAATGCCAACTTTTAGCGCACGGCTCTCCAAAAGAGCCATTCCCCTAGACCTGACACAGGAATCGTGTTAGGTCTTTTTTTATTTCAATATAATCATTGTGTTACAAGCTAACCTTGGTTGTGCGTGTAATGACTCTTTTACCGTTAATTCCCCCAATATACTGACTAAACCTCTGATAATACACAGTCTCAATAAAAGCAAATCAGCAACGTCACTATTTTGTTTGATATCTTGTTATCGCGCGCCTATACCCAGCCTATATGTGGCCTGAGAGGTTCCAGATATAAAGCGTGATACGCTATCCTTCCCCCAATAATGGGCGCTTCGCGAATATCACATCCCCCCAGTGCGCCACCGACTCTCCGCGGCTTTGCTTCACCCTGTTCAGACTGCGCGTCACGCAGCGCCAGCTTCTCCGCCGCATCGGCGTCCATGGTATAGGGCGACGCTGTGGCGGCGGTAACCGCGATGAGGCTCGGGCACGTCATATCGGGTCTGATCGCGCGGGCGCAGGGGGGCGGGCGTGCGGCGGTATAGCTTCTCAGCCAGCGCGGATGGTCGGGGAAAACAGGTTTGGCGGTGCGGATCGTCGCCGCGTGCGGATCGTCAATGGACCGCGGTTTCAGGCGGCGCTGCCCTGAGTCCAAACCCGCGGCGTAGGTGAGGTGGGGGTCAGCTGTTCCCGCGATTCCTAGGGAGGGGCTTGGGCGCGCGCTATTCCGCTGACGATGGCTCGTCTACTCGCACTATCTCGGTGATCTGCACGGTGCGCGCCGGCGTTAGCGTCGCTCAGCTCAGCTTGGCTCAGCTCAGCCGTCGCCGGGCGGCACGGTTATTCAGCGCCCGCGGCGTGCGTATCTCCCCTTTTTATACATCGTGAGGCTCGCCCGACCGGGCCCGGTTAGCGCTCGCAGCCCTGCTTCATTTTCGTCAGATCGGCGCGGTATTTCACTGCGGTTGATGTTGCATGGTGTGTGATACGACACGGCGTCAGGAAAGGAGGCCATTGGGGGAGCGACGTCGCATCTCGTGGGAACGCGCGACTCCCCCCGCCGAAGCAGGGGATGAGGCCAAGGGTAATGCGGAAGAACAGGTATGAAAAAACAGATCGCTGGACTGGTATTGGGCGCGGTGGGGATCCTGACTGCGCAGGTGGCGCAGGCCGGGAGCAGTACGCTGTCGCTGGGCTATGCGCAGAGTAAGGTACAAAATTTTAAAAACATGCCCGGCGTGAATCTGCAGTATCGCTATGAGTGGGACTCCGCGCTGAGCGTGATGGCATCGCTGAGCGTGTTGCAAAATGATGTGGATTCGACGACCCACTGGTGGGGCGTCACCTCGCAGGATCACGTGAAGGCGCGCTATAATTCTCTGCTGATAGGGCCGGCCTGGCGGCTGAATGAGGCCGTCAGCCTGTATGCTGCGGCCGGAATGTCTCACAGCCAGATGGCGCGGGACTACGTCAGCAGCGCGGGGCAGGCGCCGATTCACTATGCCGATACGGTCAATGCCTTGGCCTATGGCGGCGGCGTACTGGTCAACCTGAGCGCGCACGTTACGGCGAACCTTGGCTATGAGGGGTCGCAAACTCGCGTGCAGGGGCAGCGTCGTCACGTGAATGGGGTTAACGTCGGTCTCGGCTACCGTTTTTAG